CACCGGGGACTGGAACACCGGGAACTGTAACACCGGGGACTGGAACACCGGGAACAGGAACACCGGGAACTGTAACACCGGGGACTGTAACACCGGGAACTGTAACACCGGGGACTGTAACACCGGGGACTGTAACACCGGGGACTGGAACACCGGGAACAGGAACACCGGGGACTGGAACAAATCTTCTTTCAATACTGGTTGTTTTAATACAGAAGAACAGAAGATCATGCTGTTCAATAAACCGTCAAATATGACTTATCGTGAATGGATTGATTCAGATGCAAGATATTTACTGAGTCAGATACCAAAAGATGTTGTTGAATGGGTATATGAAAAAGATATGACCGATGAAGAAAAGGAAGCATATCCAACCTATAAGACAACAGGTGGTTATCTCAAAGTGCTTGATGAATCGGAATGTGGTCAGTTGTGGTGGAATAGCTTATCAGACAAAGAAAAGAAAATTATCGAGGAAATACCAAACTTTGACGTTGAAATCTTTGAACAGTGCACAGGCATTAAGGTAGTAAAGGAGTAGAGCCATGAACACAGGAGAAAAGATAGATTACATGATTCAGTGCTTGCAAGTCGCAAAAGCTGAATATGAATATTCCGTGAACTATCTGAAGAATGAGCCGGAAAGAGACGATGAATCAATTTGGGAGTATCTGGAAAGGCATAGACAGCCGAATAAGGCACTGATTAGGGATAATCTTAGGAATGTTGCTAGGATGGGGTTCCAACTTGCGAACGAGGTGTAGTGATGATCAAGATTATAAGAAAATTTAAGTACAGAGGTATTTGCGACAAATGTGGAATTGAGATCAGCTGTGGAAAAGAGGATTTAATAAAAAAGCAGACGGGCGTTAATGAATTTGAAGATTTTGCGTTATGCCCGATTTGCGGAGATGAAATTAGAGTCAAGTAAATTACAGAAAGGAGTACGGAGCTCCGGCCGGGCAAAGATATATCGGCTCCTTTCGAGAAGATGAAAAAAGAAGAATTTATAAGAACTGTACAGAGCTGCGGATACGGCACGAAAACAGGAGCAAAGAAGTATGTAGAGCTGAATCCGAAAGAGGAATACGGAACAGATGATTTCATCGCCTTGTATGAAGGTAATATGCACTGGCAAGGAATCAGCGGAGACAAAGGACTTGGATATGCTTACGGAGTGAATGGCAAGACCACAGCTTACAGCAATGGGATTTGCGGAAACTCTGGAAGTAGGCAAGATTGGGGGATGTGAGAGTGAAATTTATAGACTGGTTCGCCGGAATAGGTGGTTTCCGAAGAGGAATGGAGCTTGCCGGACATGAATGTGTCGGCTTTTGCGAATTTGATAAATTTGCGACTGCAAGCTATATTTCCATGCATCTTCTGACGGACGAACAAAGAAAGAAACTGAATGAATTACCGCAGAAGAAAAGGCAGAAGGAGATTTTAAAAGATGAATACAGAAATGGAGAATGGTACGCAAATGACGTTAGAAGAGTGTGTGCCGATGATATTCCAAAAGCAGACGGTTGGTGCTTCGGATTCCCTTGCCAAGATATCTCAGTTGCCGGAAAGCAACATGGATTTCAAGGAAACCGTTCAAGCTTGTTTTTCAGAGTTATGTATCTTATCGGACAGCTCAAAGAAGAAGATAAACCCACTTACCTTTTCATTGAGAACGTTAAGAATTTGCTTAGTGTTAATGGGGGATGGGATTTCGCCAGATTGCTCATTGAAATGGAGCAGGGGGGGTATGATGCAGAATGGCAAGTGCTCAACTCCAAAGATTTCGGAGTACCACAGAACAGAGAAAGGTGCTTCATTGTCGGACATCTTAGAGGGAGAGGTTCCGCAAAAGTATTTCCTGTCGAAAGAGCAGACGGAGAAAATCGTGTTCAAATAATTGGCCATAAAGATGGATATAGAAGAAACACACAGGTATTTGACCAGAACGGCATTACAGAAACGCTGGATACGGCACAGGGAGGCGGAAGAGGACATCATGTAGCATTACCGTGCTTTATAGATTTAGCGTATCAGGGAAAGCCGGTGACAACGGATGTGAGCAGAACGATTCTCGCAAGATACTATAAAGGATGCTCAAACATCCATGAAAATAGTGGCATTGCAATTCCGATCCTTACGCCTGATCGAACGGAAAAAAGACAGAATGGACGGAGATTCAAAGAAGATGGCGAACCGATGTTTACACTTACTGGACAGGATAGACATGGAGCAGGAATAGAGCCACTCGGAGTGCTACGGAATGTTCGTAGTGATTACGGAAAAGAAATCCGCAAAGATTATGAGGCTGGAAACATTGAAATCTCCAGACATGAATTCCTTGAAAGCGAAGTAAGAGATGATGGAGCAGTGAACACATTATCAACAGTGCAAAAAGATAACCAACTTGCAGTTAAGGTAGCCGAAGCAACAAAACAGGGTTATTCAGAGTGTAGAGTAGGTGTAGATAGCGTAAATTTATCTGTTCCGGGGAGCAAAACCAGAAGAGGAAGAGTAGGACATGACCTTGCGAATACGCTTGATACCAGTTGCAATCAAGGAATTTTTGTACAGGTATCTGAAGAACTGACTGTATATGCTGTCTGGTATGAAAAATATCAGTGCTACATAGCAATCCGGCGGCTGACACCAAAAGAATGCTTTCGGCTACAAGGCTGGACGGATGATTACTTTGAGAAAGCAGAGTTCGTAAATTCAGACAGTCAGCTATACAAGCAGGCGGGAAACGGAGTGACTGTAAATGTAATTCAGGCAATTGCAGAAAAAATGAGATTTGCGTAGGTGAGAAAGATGACAGAACAGGAAAAACAAGAAATTATTGCAGAGGTAAAGAAGTCTGTAATGAATGAAATGAAAGATAAAATCGTAAAAGAAGATACGCAGAAAACTCTTAAAGTACCGAGAGAGAAATGGTATGGTGAAAGATTTTCTCATGGGAGAGAAAGCGCAATGATACAGGCTTTCGATACTCCGTACATGGCATGGGAAGCATGGGAACACATCAGAAGATTGACTTGTTTAGTGTGTGGCGTGCGATATGTTAGACAGTTAGAGGGAAATCCAGATGCAGAAAGGATTTGTAATGAGATATGCCAGAAAATCTATGATTTGAGAATAAGTGTAAGCGAGAAGAAATGGAAAGAGGAACAGTAAATGGGATGCATTGGAAATTGTGCGATAAATGAAAACAATCATATGTGTTGTTTGGAATGCCCGGATCACGTGGATTGCCCGATGCAGTGCGATTCTTCGGACGAGTATGAATTTGCAGAGGATTGCCCGGATTATGTAAAGGAGAATGAAGATGAAAATTGTAAAAGGTAAAGAACAGGAATATAAAGACTGGTATGAAAAAAACAGTGATCCATACGGTAGAGCGTGTTTTACATATGCTGAAAGATGGGCTGGAATGATGGAAGAAAAGATAAAAGCATCAGAAGATGATGAAATGAAAGTCATTGTTGATAACGCAAAGCAGCTGAGCTATGAAGCGGATAAAGAGGGAATCACAGGATTTATGTATGGAGCAGCTGTCAGTATTCTTTCTCAATGCTGGGAATACGGAGAATGCCTGAGAAAATGGCATAACAAGGAATATGAATATGACGGTGACGGTGTTGCAAATCCAGCGGTTATAACTGTTGGTTTGAAAGGAGAACAAAGATGCGAAAAGAATCACTGATTCATAAAATCTTGAGGAAACTCGGATTCATCAAAGACATTGAGGATGATAGGGAATTTAAAATGGAGATGTGCAAAAGAGCAATAAAGGCAAATGTATGTCCTGAGGATTGCGACATTTGCGCATGGGATGCAAAAGGTGGATCAAGTTATGAGAATCATTAGTCAGGATAAAGAGTTTGATTTACCTTATGAGGAAACAACGCTACGAGCTTTTGCTAATGGAGAAATAGGTGCATTTCCGTTAATCGATTTGGAAAGTAATGATTTTATTGTAATGGCGAAATATTCCACCCAAGAGAAAGCAATCAAAGCTATGGAAATGTGCAGAAAACGGTATACACAATACATATTTAACAGACGTATGGTCACAGTAGCAGCAAATGATCTTACAAGAATACCGTTAGAAGAAGCGGAAAAAGTAAGAGATCAAATTTCCGAAACTTTTATTTTTCAGTTTCCAAAAGAAGAGGAGGTCGAAGATGAATAATATGGATAATACATATGAACCAACTGAAGATAAAACACAGGAAAAGATAAAGGTAGAGAGCATTGATACCATAGTGACTATGCACGGAGACAAGCCATATTACGAAAATAAGTATAGGAAAGTGGGTGATAAATGCTATCACATTGGGTATAGTTCTTATTATTTGGACGTTGCTCTTGAATATAGAAAGAAATATTTTGAGGTAGTAGAAAGAGAAAGCGACTGGATTCCATGTAATGAAAGAATGCCAGAAAATGACGTGGAAGTATTGGTGTGGTTTGAGTATTTCCGATATGGCGCATACAACAGACCATATCAAACAATGGGAATAAGTTATGCACATAGAGGAATATGGTCAGGATTTATAAATGGTGAATCAGGATGGAGAAATTTGAGGATTATTGCATGGATGCAGTTGCCTGAACCGTATAAGGAGGTTGAAGATGAATAATCAGCAAGCAATAGATAGATTGGTGAAACATCTTGAATGGGGCTGGACTGAGGAAACAGTAGAAGCCATAAAAATGGGGATACATGCACTGGAAGAAAATAAGTGGATTCCATGCAGTGAGAAGATGCCGGAGGATAATACGGATGTAATTGTATGCTTTTACAGCGGAACAGTAACAGAGATGAGATATTGGGGAAATGGAATCTTTCAAGGAATCTATGAACACACGGCAAAAACAATTGTTGCATGGATGCAGTTGCCTGAACCGTATAAGGAGAAAACAGAATGACAAATAGGGAATATATGATAAATCTATTGCTGGACGGTTTGGAATCACGCTTTAACCGAGTAAGCATTGATGATGGTGGTGCAAGCGAAGAAGCTATGATTTATTACAACATAAATTGTCCATATTATGCAGGCGATAAAAGAGCATATTGCCGAAAAGAAGGTAGTCTAGTACCAAGTAGAGAGGTATGCGTAGATTGTAAAGCACACTGGCTCGAACAGGAAGTTGATGAATAAAAATAAAACGACAAAGGGGTTGAGGACGATGAGACTAATTGATGCGTACAAGATTACAAGTGGTGAAATTGCAAAGTACCTCGGGAGAGGCTACGAGTTTTGCACTCCAGATATTGAAGATATGTTGAATCATGCACCGACAGCTTATGATGTGGGGAAAGTTGTGAAAGAACTTGAAGATTTAAAGATGCGCTACTTTCTGACACTGGCAAACACTGGCGATGCGGATAAAGATTGTGCTTATCTTAATACTGCAAATGCTATTGACAGAGCGATTGAAATTGTTAAGCGAGGTGGAAGAGATGAAGAATAAAGAAAAGTTTGCAAAAGAGATTGTTGAAATTGCTTGCGATGGTGATGATATTGCTATCGATAAGCGTACAGGAAAAGTTAGTTCGTGTACCCATGTTCCGTGCAGTAATTGTTTGTTTTGTAAAAATGGATGTGCTAAGGGAAGAAGGAAATGGGCAGAATCAGAGTACATTGAAAAGCCAGTGATAAGCAAGAGGGATAGGGAGTTTTTAGGTCATATTAGAGAAGAATATAAGTTTGTTGCAAGAGACGAAAATGGTAAGTTGTTTATATATGAAACACAGCCAAAAAAAGGGAAGACGTATTGGTATTTGACTTATGATATGTATTCATGTTTGAATCGATACTACAATGTTGATTTTCCAATGGTCAAATGGGAAGATTCCGAACCGTGGCTTATCGAGGACTTGAAGAAGTTGGAGGTAGTTGAAGATTATGAATAGAGAGATTCTTTTTAGAGCGAAGAAAGTTGACGGTGGCGAATGGGTTGAGGGATATGCGGTTCAAAGATATGGTGCATGGTTCATATATGACATTAAAAATGCAGATACGTGCAGACAGAATAGCTATCTCGTTGATTCGGATACGATCTGCCGATACACTGGACTCACGGATAAGAATGGAAAGAAGATCTGGGAGAATGATATCCTTATGTGCCATGATAATCCGGTTGATCTTGTAAAAGCAGTATTCGGAGAGTTTAACGTCATAGAAGTGGAAAGCGAAGGAGTAATAGACAGTGTAATTGGATGGCATTATGAAGTGATTCCAACGGATGCTCTGAGCAAATGCGAACCGTTTTGCTATTCAATGCCATTAACGGAAGATTATGTAAAACGGTGTGAGATGAAGGTTATCGGGAATATTTGGGATAAATCAGAGGATGCAAAACCAAAGGAAAACGATAATATTATTTATCGCGATTTCATGAAGAAAGGAACGATGTAGATGAAACCATATAAAGAAATAATGGAAAGTGGTAAAGTTTGGGACACGGTAATGTTTGGAAAATTAGTGGGCGGTTTGATAAAACTGCCCGATTGCGGTACGTGTTCCGTGATGTTTGGAGAAAATGAGGACGGATGGGAACACGTGAGCGTATCACCGAAGCACAAATACAAGATACCTACATGGGATGATATGTGTGTGTTGAAAGATATATTCTTCGATGATGAAGAAGAGGTATACCAGATACATCCAAAGAAGTCTGAATATGTGAATATGTCGAAAAACTGCTTGCATCTGTGGAAACCAATTGGGCACGAACTAGGAGAACTTGTGGAGAAGAGACATGAATAAACGTACAAGAAAAGAGATGAAGCACGACCAGGACCAGCACTACGGTGGCATGATCGCACATTGCGACAGCGACACGGCAAAAGAAAGCTTTTCCAGACCGGTATACGGCTTCAGACAGGAATTGGAAGATGCAGAACAGGAGAAGTATCTGGCAGAATGGAATAAGAGACTAAAAGAGAGGAAGAAGAGAAAAGATGAAAGAAATTAGACCAGATCACTACAAGCAGACAAGCCTTGAATGTTTTTCTGTGATGAAATTGTTTTTAGGGAAAAGAGGTTTTGTGGCATTTTGTATGGGAAATGTTTTCAAGTACCTTTGGAGACATGAATCCAAAAACAAGAAACAGGACATTGATAAGGCCGGCACTTATCTGTTACAGTTAGGTAACATGAAAGCAGACCGAGAACTTACAGATTCAGAAGAAAAGAAACTTGCTTTGCTGAATCAAATGTTTTTAGATGAATCCGCAAAGTATGACGAGGTGTAGTATGAATGAAGCAGAAAGACAATATAAACAATATGTCAAAATTTTCGCAAGAACATACGGTACAACAATTGAAGAGGCAGCGGAAACAAGAATGTGTAAAGAGTACAAAAAGTATTGCGAAGAGGTATTCAGTGTTGGAATACCTGATGAAATTTCAAATGAATAATAGTAGATAATAACCGTTATGGAAAGATGGGATGGTGTATGAAGTTATGTAACTGCGTATCGAGCGAAATTGAGTATTATATGCTTAAATGCAACTTTACAGAGGAAGAAGAAAAAATATTCTTGATGTTATCAAAAGGGAAAACTGCAACGGAAATTTCAGAAAAATTATCCCTATCTGAATCAACTGTAAACAGAAGAATAAAAAACATAATGTCCAAAGTAAATGAGGTGATAACGATGAAAGAGAACGGTGTTCCTATTTGGGAAAAGGTAATGCTTACTGTGGAAGAAGCGTCACAATACAGCAATATTGGCGTAAATAAGATAAGTTCATTACTTAACGAACCTGGATGTTCATTCCTATTCTGCGTTGGTAAAGGTAAACGATTGGTAAAAAGAAAGGAATTTGAAAAGTTTATAGAAAAAACGCTTGAAGTGTAAATATTGAAATACGAGCCACTATATAGTAGTATGTAGATATATAGTGGCTCTTTTTCAAAATGAAAGGGGCAAAAATAATGGGAAAGGATTTGAAAGGAAAAGAATTAGGAGCAGGAATTACGCAAAGAAAAAATGGCACTTATCAAGGAAGGTATAAAGATTGTTTTGGAAAGCAGAGAACAATTTATTCAAAAAAATTACCAGAATTAAGAAGGGAACTCGCTGTAAAAATTGCAGAAAATGAAAACTACACAAGCATTAGAGATGAGGTGAAATTGGATAACTGGTTTGATAGGTGGATGAAAATATATAAAGAAAAAGTGTGCGCCCCAAACACGCTTAGGGCGTACACCAGTATATATAAAATAAATATATCACCATATCTCGGAAACCGCAACATAAATTCATTGGTTAAGTCAGATATTCAAAAAATAATTTATCTAGCGAATGATAAAGGGTACAGTTATGAGGTTCAATGTAAAATAAAATCAGTAATGGCAGATATGCTTGAAAGAGCACTGGAAGACAATCTTTTATCGAGAAATCCGACAAAAGGAACCAAAGTTATAGCAAAGAAAGAAAACAAATCGAGAGCACTTACACTTGAAGAACAAAATATTTTCTTTAAATATTGCAAAAATACGTTCTATGATAATTTGTTTAATGTTGCTATCAATACCGGATTGCGACCGGGTGAACTTTTCGCGTTAACAGAAGGTGATATAGATTTCGAAAAAGGTTTTATTTATGTCAACAAAACTTTAGTGTATCAAAAATATTTGACAGATTCTAATAATACTTTTCACATTGAGGAACCTAAAACAAAAAATAGCAATCGTAAGGTGCCGATAAATAGCGTTTGCCGGACATACCTGGAAAAGCAAATTCGTCAAAAAGCTGTTGTTTCCACAAAAAATCCAAGAGAACAGAATAATTTTTTATTTACTACAAAATTCAATACTCCAATTAACACCACAAGGTACTCTGATAGCATAAAGAAAGTTGTTGATTCGATAAATCTGTTGAGGTCTCCAGGAAACTTGTTTGAAACGTTTTCCGGCCATACATTTAGACACACGTTTGCTACGAGGTGTTTTGAAAGTGGCATTGATCCAAAAGTAGTTCAATCATATTTAGGTCATTCTAGTGTGAGTATGACTCTCGACTTATATACGCACGTCACCGAAGAGAAGTCATCAAGTGATATTGAGAAGATAGTTGACTGCGTAGGTAACAAACTTGTTGATTTTAAGCAAAGAATATCATAAAGTGTGTAAGTAGTGTGTACGATACACACCCACTAAAAACAAAACACCGGTATAATCAGGTATTCTATGCATTTTAAGTAACAAATTTATATACAATGATGGTATATAATTTTATTATTTACGACTAATAGAAAAACCTTGAAATAGCTGGATTTACAAGGGTTTTCAGCATTTTGTACACATGCTGATTTTTATAAAATACCATATATTTACACATATTTACACAGCAAAAGTGTGTAAAAAGTGTGTACGTTTAACAACTAAAAATAAGAGCCACTATATGACAAAAATATGAGAAGAAGGTGAACACTTACTTCTCTTTTTTTATGCGAAAATTTAAATATAAGGAGATGATATACATGTTTTCAGATGAGCTTCTTGAAAGAATATTTTGTGATGAAAGAATGAAAGATATCCCGCTTTGCATCCAGTCGACTGTTGTCCATGTCGTAGAGGATGCACTCGAAAATAGATACTATACTGAAAATGTGTATATGACGAAAGAAGATATACTTAACGACGTTTGTAATAAAGGTTAGGAGGATATGCCATTATGTATGAAAATCCGTATATGGGAAACCAATACATGCAACAAATTCCAAGGTACAATGGAATGCAATATCAACAGATGCAACAACCTGTTTATCAAAACCCGGTTCAGCAAGCTCCAACGCAACAACAGGCGGCTGTACCACAACTTATCGGGCGTACTGTAAATAGCGTAGACGAAATAACAGCCAATGACGTACCGATGAATTATCCATATGCAATCTTCCCGAAGAACGATCTTTCAGAGGTGTATTTAAAATCGTGGACTCCGAATGGCACGATTCAGACGATTATTTTTAAACCGGAGATAAATACTACTCCTAGCAACACAAAACGTCAGGAAAGTGCAAATACGAAAGCTACAGAGGAAATTATGAGACGTTTTGACGAATTATCTGACCAAATCAAAGAAATCGGAAATTCCATTCCGAAACCGACAGCAAAAACAAGATCAGTTACATCTAAAAAGGACGGTGAAAGCGAGTGAATATAATGAATGTCTTTCAAATGATTAACAGTGGAAATCCAAAGCAAATAGTCATGAGAATGATGAACAACCCGCAAATTGCAAACAATCCTATGGCTAAAAACATGTTCGAAATGGCTAAAAATGGCAATTTAAAAGGAATAGAAGAAATGGGAAGGAATATTGCAAAAGAAAGAGGGGTTGATTTTGACAAAGCGTTTTCAGATTTCAAAAATCAATTTCCGAAATAAAATAGCTACTAAATTCTTGCAAGATTTAAGTATACAAAATTTAACAGGAGGTAAAAACTATGTTTAATTCAACAAATTCACCTTTCACAATCCCTGTAACTCCTTATGATGGAAACAGGAGCGACGGTTTTGGAGACGGTAACGGTTGGTGGATTATCCTTTTTGTTCTTTTCTTCGCTTTCGGAGGATGGGGAAACGGAGGATGGGGCGGTAACGGATCAAATTCTAGTTACTACACTGACTCCGCATTGCAAAGAGGATTTGATACCCAGAATATCGTCGGAAAACTTGATGGAATCAACAACGGTTTGTGTGATGGATTCTATGCCGTGAACAACAGTATGCTCACTGGATTCAATGGCGTAAATACAAACATCATGCAGACTGGCTATGGAATCCAACAGGCCATTAACGCAGACACAATCGCAAATATGCAGAACACCAACGCTTTGCAGTCTCAACTTGCAAATTGCTGTTGCGAAACAAGAGAAGCTATTCAGGGCGTAAACTACAATATGGCAACAAACACCTGCGCACTTCAGAACACAATGAATACGAATACTCGTGATATCATTGAAAGCCAGAACGCAGGCACCAGAGCAATCCTTGATTATCTTTGCAACGAAAAAATTTCTACTTTACAGGCTGAAAACAATGATCTTAGGCGCGCAGCTTCTCAGGACAGACAGAGTGCATTGCTTACAACCCAGATGGCTGCTCAGACAAACCAGATTATCGACGCAATAAGACCTACACCGGTACCATCATTCCCAGCTGCTAACCTTTATGGCTATGCTTATAACAACTGCGGATGTAATGGATGTGGTTGTTAATGACCAATAATCAAAACGGAAACTATTCTTTTCTTGATATGTTGAATGTCTTTTCCGTTATCTTGCAGATGATTGGATACGACAAAGATCAGAAGCAAACGTCTAATGATGATTTGCTAAGAGCCTTGCAGAGACAGGACAGGGAGTATCTCGAGAAGATAATTTCCAATCAAAATCAAATCTTGGAGATTCTTTCCAAGACGGAAGAGTAACTTAACTTAAATGTTATGTCTGCTATAAGCAGTATTACGAATACAAGGGGCAGACTAAAAATAGTTTGTCCCTTAAATTATGGAGGTAAAAACTATGGCTGAATATTTAGCTGTTTCCGCTCAAGAAGTAGCAGCGAACGAAAATGTTATCTTTACAAACACGGCAGTTCAAGGAAATAACTGCATTAAACATCGTGAGGGTTCTGGAATTGTGACTCTGAGAGGAATCACAAATCAGTGTAGAGCACGTTATTTTGTTGATTTTTCAGCAAATATCGCAGTACCGACAGGAGGAACAGCCGGAGCGATCTCACTCGCAATTGCGATCAGTGGAGAGCCGGTTCTATCTTCTCAGATGATTAGCACTCCGGCAGCGGTTGACCAGTATAACAACGTATCTTCTGGCATCTATGTTGATGTTCCGGCCGGATGCTGTGCAAATATCGCTGTTAAAAACACAAGCACACAGGCAATCAATGTAGCAAATGCAAATCTTGTTGTCACACGTGAAGCGTAGGAGGTGAATTGTATGCATATCAAGAGAATTCATGAAATGATAGAAAGCCTTACTGAGTGTACAAAAGAAGCCATCGAAAGCGATCAGACGTGCGTTGGGTCATATCCGATTGGTGAGGTCGTAGATATGATTAAAGACCTTGCTGACGCTGAATATCACGCAAGAATCGCAAAAGCAATGGAAGAAGCCGAAGAGGACGATAAGGAAGAAGAAAAGTATCTTTTGAAGCGTTTTAAGGAAGAATATGGAGATGATGAAGGAAGACGGTACTATGATGAATGGCGCTATTCTTCTGGAAGATTTGCCCCAAAAGGAAGAGGTATGCGTAGAGGATTCGACGAGACTCCTTACTGGCATATGACTCCTGAAATGTACAGAGATATGGACATTGACATGGATCGCATGTATTCATATCCTAGAAAAACAGGACGTGAAAGAAAAACTGATAGGAATTATTACGGCGGTGATTCCGGTATGAGAGATTCCAGAGAGGGAAAGAGCGGAATGAGCAGAAAAACCTATATGGAGTCAAAACAGATGTACTCTAGTGATACACCAGAGAACAAACAGCACAAAATGAGAGACCTTGAAACCTATATGAGAGAACTTTCCGATGACGTTACAGAAATGATCTCCGATTCTACACCGGAAGAAAAAACAATGTTGAAAGCAAAACTACAGACTCTTGTGCAACACTTATGATTTTTGAAATAAACGGTGTGGAGTGGCATGTAGAGTTTGTAGCACCAGGAAGTAATCTTTTAAGGCGTAGTGATGGCTCTCTAAGTGTTGGGGTTACTGACAATCTTACCAGAACAGTATATCTTTCCAATTTGTTACACGGGAGATTCCTTGATAAGGTAATTTCTCATGAATTATGCCATGTTTGGTGCTTTATGAACAACATATATATGCCGATAGAAGTAGAAGAACAAGTTGCTGACTTTCTAGCCACTTACGGGCGTGATATTTTTAACATGGAAGATTTTATTTTGAGTAATCTTACGGAAAACGAGATTTATGCATAATTTTTAAAATTCTACCATTACGCATGTCCACTTCTTCTGATATAATAATAATTGTCCAGAAGATAAGTACACTTCATTGTCTCCAGCAAAAGGCGGTACGAAAACAGAGTCTTGAAATATAGGCTCTGTTTTTTACTCAAAAAGAATTTTAGTTTTTGACATTGACTTTTTTATATATTTATTGGTATCTTGTTTGTAAAGACAAAATACTCCAGTGAAGGTGCTGGATAAAATAGAACGGAATAACGACCAGTGAAGCGACTGGTTACTAATTGAACAGAGCAGAGTCTATTAAGTTAGGCTCTGCTATTTCTGACAAAAAAATAAGAGTTGCCAACCGACCAAAGTGAACAACTCTTAATGTAACAAAATCCAAAAGGATATTTACTAAATTATTTTAACATATCCTTTTGGAAAAAAACAATATTTTTTCGAAAAAAGGAGAAGAAAAAATGAATGAATTAAAAGTGTTTGAAAATGAGGAATTTGGAAAAGTAAGAATGGCAGAAATTGACGGAAAACCCTATTTTTGTGGCAGCGATGTAGCGTCGGCACTTGGATATAAAAGACCAAATGATGCAGTTTCTGCGCATTGTAGGGCTACGGCGAAACACAGTATCCCTATCAGTGGAAAGATGCAAGATGTTAATTTTATCTCAGAAGGTGATCTGTACCGACTTATCACTCATAGTAAATTAGAATCAGCAGAAAGGTTTGAAACGTGGGTTTTTGATGAAGTTCTCCCATGCATCAGAAAGAATGGAATTTACGCTACAGATAACGTGATTGATAATATTTTAAATAATCCGGATTTCGGGATCGAGCTTCTAACTAGATTAAAAGAAGAACGGTCAGCGAGAGTAGAAGCAGAACGTACCAATTCTATTTTGATGCATGTTAACAAGACCTACACAATGACTGAAATTGCAAAAGAAATCGGTCTGAAGAGTGCTGTTGAATTGAACAAAATTCTTTCTGATAAAAAGATACAATACAAAGTAAACGGAACATGGGTTATGTATTCCGATTATAGCAATTGCGGATACGAAGAAATAAAGCAAGACGTTCTTGATAATGGACGTGTTATTTACCACAGAAGAATAACTCAGCTTGGAAGAAAATTTATACTCAATTTATTTGATATGAAAGCTGCATAACCACCAAACAAAAGCGACCTACGTAGGTCGCTTATTTTTTGTGGTGTTATTTATTTTTTGGAGTTTTTACTAATGCAATAATAGCAAGTACAACATTTATCGCACACCAAGCTGCCCAAATTTTAAGATCTAAGTAGCTTCCAGCTAATGCAAGACCAATGATTGTTGCTAATCCAAACAGTATGATAAGTGCAATATTTCCGCCTTTTCCTTTTGAGTTCCTTGTAGCAATTGAAACAATTCCGCCTGCCAATAAGAAGATCGCAACTAATACTCCCGCTGAACCTCCAACTTCTCCATTATCTGATAATGTGTTGCTGATTCCGGCTGCACATGACTGAAAAGATACAATCAAAAACAGCACGATTGACAATATACCAGATACTAATTTCCAAACTTTCATTCCTTTTTGCCCCTTTCGATAAGTGATTTAACCATATTTTACTATATATTTTTATATATTTCAATAGTAAGTTAATTTTCCGATTTTGATGTATACTGGGCTGACATTAAAGAATTTTGAGAAATCGAGTTTTCCGATTTTAAATCGGGAAACACAAAAGGCGGAAGGCCTGAAAAATTAAATAGCTTACTAATGTAAAAAGAACTGCCATATAATTTTAGGTAGTTCTTTTTTATTAAAATTCATAAAAAACTATTGACTTTTGTCACAACAAATCTCTTGTAGATCCACGATAATTTTCATGTTTTAGCACTCTCGTTTCAAATCGGAGTGCTCCGAAATCCTCAATAATGCTAGCATATATCACAGTATTTTTAAATATATTATTTTTATACTTGACTAACGTAATTACACAGTTTATAATGTAATTACATTAAAGGAGGTGAAAAACGATGTCGCCAGTAAAAGGTCAAAAAATCAAAGATGACCCAATAAACAAATTGATTCATTTAAGAGTAAACAATGAAACTATCGAAAAACTTGAATACGTTTCGGAAAAAACTGGAAAAAACAAATCAGAAGTCATTAGAGACGGAATAGATTTGCAGTACGAAACTATAAAAGAAAAAGAGTAACCGTTGAAAGTTTGGCGACCTAAACGATTACTCTAAGAAACTACAGAAGCATCAACTTCTGACAAAACTATCATATCATTTGTTGCTGCTTCTTACAAGAGCAATATATAAACAGGAGAATATGTAATGAAAAAGATAACAAGAGATGAATTAACAGAGGTAATGAATGAACTGGATAACAAAACAAAAGAGCTGTCAAGCAGAGAAATAAGTGAGAAGTTCTCAAAAGAGTTTTTTTCTTTGCTGACCGTGGCTGATTTCGCTACACTTGGCAAAACAAAAGCACTTATTTATGCGCTTAAGCTTGGATATCTGGCAGGCAAGAACGAGAGATAATTTGCAAACGGGGCAGAGTGTAACAGCTTTGCCCCGTTGCTTTGTGGGTACAATCTATTATGCTTTGTGGGTACAATATGTTTGGTTTGTGGGTACAACGTATCGTAGTTTGTGGGTACAATATGTTATGGTTTGTACCCACAAAAGATAGGAGGTTTTACCATGGATATTAACGAAAGTGCAAATCCAACGAATATTCCTAAGAATCATACTCTTAAATTCAGATATGATGACGAAATCGAAGAAAAATTAAGGTATCTTTCGGAAAAGCACTTTGTATCTAAGTCCGAGATCGTCAGGAAAGGGATTGAAATTCAATATAATGAGGAAAATGAGTAATTTGGTGTTGACTTTTCGGGCTACATATATTATTTTAATTATAGGGCTACAAAAAGTGAGGTGAAGATATGAGTCCAAAAATAGGAAGACCAAAAATTGAGAACCCAAAATCAAACCCTATTCACGTAAGATTAGACGATGAAACAAAGGAAATTCTTGATGAATATTGCAAGCAAGAAGAAATTCCGAAGACAGAGGGGATAAGGAGAGGGATTCATAAATTAAAGTCTGAAATTAAAAAATAGAGATTCACACCTACCGACCAAAGTAATAGTGAATCTCCAACAACTTAGAAGTTTCCTTCCGCAAATATTATAATGCATTAGGAAACTTCTTTCAAGAACATTTTTTGAAAAGGAGTTTTTATTATGAACAAAGCTATGGATAACAGACAAAAATTACATCAAATGATAGACAGAATCGATAGTGATAGAGCACTTGCGTACCTGGAATCATTTATCAAGCACTGGATTATTGAGTTTTCCGTTGATCTTAAAGGAGGACATGGATATGAAGAATAATATGCAAATGCTCAATGCGACTCTGACTTCTCTGGAAGTTGCAAAGATGATGGAAAAGAGACATGATAATCTAGTTAGAGACATTCAAAAATACAGTAAATACATTGAAGAATCAAACAATTTTTTAGGACTCGTTAAAAATGACGAGTCATCCGAAGAAGAAAAATTTAACGCCCTCAAAATTGAGGTGGTTAAAAATAACCAGCGCAAAAATGCGCGCGTTGAAGATGGTTTTATTGATTCAACCGAATTTTGGACTGATTCTACCTATTTAGATGGAAAAGGTGAAAGCCGTCCTTACTACAACATCACCAAGAAAGGCTGCGAGTTCATTGCGCACAAGTGTACCGGAAGAAAAGGAACGGTCTTTACTGCCAGATATATCAACAGATTTCACGAAATGGAGCATGAAATCACCGGAAAACGCCTTGAAACCAAGGGAAAAGTGCCAAATGTGGCGAATTGTCCAGCACCACCGGCGAAAAACTGGTATCGGAAGAACCTTTGGAAGATAAAACCATGCGCTATTAAAATGTATTGCTCCGTGGAAGAATTTCTGGATTTTCTGTTTGAATACTTGAATAATTTCTTTGATACTTTGACAGCAAAGGAAATATATGAGGAACAGACGGGAAATAAGCTTGAAAAAGACGTTGATTTACTTGATTTCTTCCCAGATATGGGAGAACGTGCACAGGAAATCCTTAACTTTACTTATAGCTACAAGATGGATAAATAAATGATATAACGGTAGTTATATAAATACATTATATAAATAAATTATATAAATACAATTAGATATAATTACATTATATCGTTCGTCAATAAAACCCTTATAAACACAGCGTTTTTAAGGGTTTTATGAATAATTGCAATTATATAAATAAATTATATAATGTATTTATACTTGTTTTTTTTCTAAATAAATTATATAATGTATTTAGAATATTCGTTTATTTTTTCAAAGGAGGTCGCATTATGAAAAGAACATCAGATTCACAAAAGAAAGCAGTTCAGTCATATGAAGAGAACAAAGACGTTATTAGAAGCATTTTACCCAAAGGAACAAAGGAAAAAATAACATCATACGGATACACATATAACGCTTTTGTTAACGAAGCTGTAGCAAGGATGCTCAAATCTCTGGAAAATGGCTCTGAAACATCTGAGAAACAGGAAATTATTTCCGCTGAATCAGTGCCGGAAACCAATGTGAAAGAAAAGAAAATTACCATTCAACAGCTTCAGGAAATGCTTAACGAGAAATCGGAAAACAACAGGATCATGAAAGAAGAAACTGCCAGAAAGAAGAAAGAGAAAGAAGAAGCAAGCAAGAAAGAAGAGGAAGAATGGTACAAAAAATACGTGGAAAAAATCAGGAAAAAAGCGAATGGCGAAGATGTTCCGATTGACGAAGAAAAAGAATCCGCCAGACGTGCCACGATTGCCAAGGCAAACTTTGAAGACGAGGTGTAAAAGGGAAGAAAAATAAATAAATTTTTTTCAAAAACCTGAAAAAGCCGCGCGTTTTAAGGGGGTTTTTCTAGCCACTACTGCTCTTCCGAAAAAATTTCACACCCCAAAACAAAATATGCAATTTTTTTGCAAACAAAAAATATGTCCGGGAAGACGTTCAGTTAGACGACTCCTTGAACATATTTTTTATATATGCATATACTGTTATTTTGTGCCTGTTCCGCTCTTATTTGACGATGTGAGGCGTATAAATACATCATGGCATAAGTTATCACTTAGCGCGCGCAAAACCCTTAAAACGTCAAATACAAGCTTGTAGTTATCATTACCATACTACAAAATAGATATAAAATCAATTCTTTTTTGTCTGATCGGTTCTTTCTCTTCTGTCTGGAGCTGCTACACGTCCACCAGATCACGGCAAGCGACAATAAACCACCGCTGATATCGTGCATGAATTGGCTCTTTTCCTGGCATCAAAAAAGCCGGATACGTCCGACTTTTTATTTTGTCTTTATTTAGCGTTCCCAAGATCGTTTCTCTATATCTTTTTCAAAAATAACGTTCTTCTTTTCTTTCTGGAGCTTTTCAAAATCTTCAATGGCTTTTCGACGTTCTTGTCCTGTGTATTTGATAGATTGCATTAGTTCTTCGTGGCCGTCTGTCAGATTCACAGAATAGAAAAGAATAAAATAATAAACTTTGTCTTTCCATCTCTTTTCCCGGTATAGCTTTATTTTCTGCTTTGTCGGTGCTGTCTTGATAAAGTTGTATCTTTCGGTCAATGCGTTTTCGTATGCTTTCAGCTGTAAAATAACCCTTTCAAGCTGTTCAATATCTTTCTGAGCCTTGTCGAAATAGTGTAATATATCTTTTTCGGTGTGTAACTTCTCCGGGTGCTGCTCGTAAATTCTAATAACTTTTTCGCTCATTTCCTTACTGTAATTTCCGTATCGTGTGAATAATTCTTTCAAGAGATTTTCGGATTTTTCAAGCGTGCAAGTGTCCATTTCAGGACACCCGCAACACGGTATTTTCTTTACACAAATTTCTTTCATGCTGTCTTTTCTCCTTTCAAAATTTCTGTTGGATCAATTCGGAAAATAAATGCGTGTCTAAATTTGCTGTAATATCCGCCGCGATCCTTCATTGCTTTATTTTCTGCAAGATATTGTTCTCTTGTGAGTGTCTCGTTAATTCTTACAAGCCATAACTCGGAACCGTCGCGCGTGTCTTCGCCATGTGTGATCTTATAGCTGATGCTGTCCGTCTTTGCTTCGATCTGCTCCGACTGTGGCTGTTCTTCTTTTTTACTGGATGCTTTAACGCTGGCTTTCTTATTCTTGATTCTTGCCGTTTTCGATACAATCTTAATTCCTGCGCCGTTATCCTGGCAGCATCCGAAGTAATAAAAATCTACGTCGAAATAGTCAATCATGCCGTCGCAATCTTCATAATTATAAGATTTCACGAAGGCGTCAACGTCCGCCACGACTGCGCTTGTTATGTCGTTCATTACTTTGAAAAAATTACCGTGTTCGGATGTAATCCGGTTATATTCCTCTTTAAATTCCGTATCGTTCCAGCTGTCAAGAGTCCAGTAATTATTGCGCGATGCCTTATTTAAGAATTTAATTTTTTCGTCATCTGTGAGCTCTTCCGCTGTCTTATATACTTCTACCGGGCTTTCTTTCAAGTCAACGTGCAACTCCTGACACATAGAAGCATAAGAAGTACGGACGCTAAATTTGTAAGTCGGGTATTTCTCTTTTACGTATGTGCGGACGATCTGAGCGACTTCTTTTAGTGATCTGTTCCAATCGTGGTTGCTTCCTTCCCATCCAAACATAGTGTAGAACTGACTTCTTGTGCTGTCTGCGGTTTCGTTGATTTCTTCGCCTGTCTCAACTTCTTTTTTATTCTTCCAGACTGCAAAGAGTGCATCATATTCCACATTGATTTCTTTCATTGCTTCGAGATCTCCGCCGTTGTCCGGGTGGTTTGCTTTCAATAATTTCTTGTACTGGTTCTTTAAGTCCTCATATGATTTAACAGCTTTAAAATATTTACTCATTGTCTTTTCCTTTTCGCCCTGATATAATGGGCTTACCTTTCTAAATATTTTTTTTGATTGGTGCCGATCGGGTTTAGTTGTCAGCTGTTCCGATCGGCTTTTTGTTTGTTCGTTGCTATGGTTATATAATACATGATATAAGGCACAAAAACAATTGACATAATAAACAAAATGCAAGGCACAAAGCATAGCGCAAATTGTGTATTGTGCATAAGGCACAAAATTATAATATAACTTATATAAGAAAGTGAAATAATTGATTGACGTATAAGGCACAATATAGTATTATGGAAATATAAAAAATAAAACGGAGGGAATACGATGGAAGCAAAAGAAAGAAAGACTACAGAAGCGAAAAGGCGAGCTATATATAAATATGACGATAAATTTGAACGTGTCAATTGCAGATTCCAGACCGGCACAAAAGAAAGGATAACAGCACTTGGATATAAAAGCATAAACGACTTTATCAAATTAGCTGTTGCCGAAAAGCTCGAACATGACGAAAAAATTTTAAAATAAGGCACAAAAACATATTGACATATAAGGCACAAAAGAATATAATAATACTTGTAAGGAACACAGCTTACAAGTCACCGAGGCAAGCGGAGAAAGGACGGTGAAAGCGTGAAAATAGAGTATTCCAAAAGAGCTGTTAAATTCATCAACAAGCAAGACAGACCGACAAAACAGAGAATCAAAAAAGCTATTGAGGGATTAACAGAAGATCCACCGAAAGGAGATATAAAAACACTTCAAGGATATACAGACGGCAGGCAACGCTTAAGAGTTGGAAAATATAGAATTATATATAATTTTTTAAGTGATAATGAAATTGAAATACTGTATATTTTTGATATTGATTCAAGAGGGGATATATACAAATAATCCCCTCAATGAAAGGAGAATAAACATGAATACAACAGTCCAGAAAGCTACAAGTTTACTTGAAATACTTCCGGAAAGTGATCAAGATTTTGCACTTGAATTTATTAAAAAATTAGTTGTTGCATGGGATCCGGATTATACAAAGCTGACACCGAGCGAACAAAAAGCATTGAAAGAAGCTGAACAGGATTTAAGAAACGGTGATACAGTTAGTCATGATTCTATCAACTGGGATTAAATAGCATAATTTTAGGCAGTCCTTCGGGGCTGTCTTTTTTGTGCTTGTGGGTACAATGTTTCCAAAATGTATACAAATTGTTTCCAAAATGTTTCCGCAGATATAGATTTAGGTTTAGATTAAGATTAAGGTTTAGATTTAGAATTAAAAAGAGACATAATATTCAACCATCTTCGATGGTCTCATATTATGCCCAGAAAAAGTCGCAAAATCAAAGTCCAAATTTCCACGATGTTCCACGCATTGCGATATCTCAAAAACTTCAAGAATTGCACTTGTATTTTTCTCTTTTGTTGTGTATTATATATATAAACAACAGAACCGAATCCCGCCGATATGATTACTGGCAAGTTGTCCCAGATGCCGTGTGAGGGAATAAACAGCTGCAAAGGATAGGAGAAGAGAGCAAGGACGGCAAGAAAGAAGTGTAACACGCTCACAGATGGATCAGTACCAAGATCTATTTGTGGGCGTTATTTTTTTAGGTGTGGAGGTGTAGAACATGGCAAGGAGAAAGAAAGAACAAGAATTACAATCTGGCGATGAATTGTGCATGGCTATAACTCCGGATAATCTCAAGACAGTGGTTAAGGACCTGATCACAAATTACTGCATTGATGCAGGCATTGACGAGAGTAATATACCACCGGTGATATGGCTGGATATCATTAACACGATACATGATACCATCATAAAGCCAAATGTTAGAAATTTATTGTATGACGATAACTACAGAGATTATTGTGACACCAAGGTTGTAAACGCATATAATATATATAAACATATATGCCTTAGCCATAACCAGATATTAAATATTAAGGGATTCTTAGACTTTACTGGTATTACTAAACAAACACTGTATAACTGGAATAATGGTAGTAAGTATTTTGATGGTAAAGGAAGTAGCAATATATTAAATAGTCAGAAAATAGACTTCGCTAAACAAATTATGTCTGACAATGAGCAGAGTTTAGAAGCTATGTTACAAGATCGCAAGACTAACCCGATGAAAGTATTGCCATCACTTAATCACTGGCACAGCTGGAACCTACCAGGAGTCAGCAGAGAAAAAGAACGTGAGCCAATGCTCACAGCGCAACAGCTGCCAAGGCTCGGACCCGTAGAACCGGAAGGAATCGAGGAAAAAGATTGATATATTTTAATATTTCAATGCGCAGAAAACAAAATGATAAAATAAATCATTGAACACATTACGAAATTAAGCGGACACGTAGAAAAATGATGCTAATGTATGTGACAAATAAGTGTTTGTCGTATAGATTGAAAAATACAGATCAAACAGGGGGAGGGGGTTAAATGAGAACTTGAAAAAGCCACTACTAAGTCCTCCGAATTCCCAAAAAAACAAAAAGCCCCACACTAAAGGAGAATCAATATGCTAATCAAAATCACTTTAATTCTATTAGTTATCGACATAGCTCTTTATATCATTGCGGGAGTATATTTCAATACTTTAAGTGCCGGTAATAAATTCAGGATTGCTTGTACAACCAATTACAAAACAGGTGAGAAGATATTATTTATGATTTCTGGATTCACTTACATGATAACATTTGTGATTGCGGTTATAGCAGCTATCAGTTTGATTATTAGATATTTGTAGGAGATTGATGCATGATTTACGGAGATATAAAACCAATTGAACCGACTTACGTAGTTGAAACAGATAATAGTATTTGCCACGTTCCAGCTACCAGATGTTCGATAGATACGGAATTGAAAATCATTTGTTTTTACAATAAAGACTCTGTGAATGCTATGTTCAGGGTAGAAGATGTGAAAAACTTTTGGAGGGTTATCTGATGGTTGATAAAGAAATGCTAGAAGCTGTTGATATGTTTTATGAGATTTATTGTGAGTTTTACAAAAATGCGGAGATAGGAACACTGCGATTCGGCTAACATGCGCATTGTGTGGTGTGAAAGTGCCTGAATCACAAACATTTTCGTTTTTGTTTAATGATAATCGGGTGTAAGAGGAGAACAACATGAATGAAGATAAAATCATAAAAGAAAAAGCGCACGGAGTCGTACTTGAAACATCTTGCCAGATTGTGACGGATGAGATACAGAAACATGATGTATTTTACAATGCGCTGCTTGATGGAATCAGGTCGACAATTTGCGAATACGGACGCGGATGCGAAAAGGAAGCGTATGCATTGGCTGAAAAAATCACATTATTTCTTGCAGGAGAATAGAGATGCGGATATTTGGTAAAGAAATTACGGATGAATGCTCCAAATGTGGAAACGTACTTGAATGTGAGCTATTTCGTCAGGGGCACGGAATAAAGCAAGAGAGAATAAATATCCGGGAAATGGTTGAATGCCAGATGGAACACAAAGATAAATGGCAGAAAACAAATTAATGAGATTCCATCCCGTAAATGCTCAACGGGTGTGAATAATAATATATCACGGAGACTAAAATGAGAAGAGGACGACCACCGCCTAATAAATGCAGAATCTATATCTTGATCGCTTTTAAAACTAAAACCTATAGTAATTAAACAAAAATCCATGCCGGAAACCATCAAACCGGCATGGATCATGAGAGAAAATGAGAATAATAAACCAAGACAAAACAAAATCAATTGAATTTGAAAATTACGACATATCTGTCGATGGAAAATATATAATTTCTGTTGGTGTCTCAAAGATGATACTTGGACAATACAACACAGAAAATAGAGCACGTGGAGTATTTGATGAAATCCACGAAGCGTATACGGCGAAGACGCCAATTTACATTATGCCGATTAGTTAAAATTTCGATAGATTTTTTTCATGCGTGCGCTGGCATGAGCGCACTATCCTTTCATTACCCACTAGCGGAAAGCTGAATAAAAGACCGTCACAAGGTCTGGTGGGTTTCGTGGAAATCAACCCAATATCTTTGCGAAGATACTGACAGTCACAGGATGCAAAAAGAGTTTACCTTTCTTTAGTAGGTTCCAAACACATGAACGATGGTAATTTTGGTAAAACGCCATCGCAAGCCGTATTCCAATAATGGTATTGGAGATGTTTTTTAGACATTCGGTAGGAAACGACTTGGAGGTTCGACTCCTTCATACGGCGTTTTTCAAGTTTTTGCGGTTCTTGAAAACGAGGAACTATTAAAAGCCATCGCATTCTCTGGTAGTAAATTACATAAAAACCGCATTTACTATCTGCTATCATAGCTCAATTGGATAGAGCAGTTGATTACGAATCAACAGGTTTTCGGTTCGAGTCCGAACGGTAGCTTTCCGTGGTTGGTAACACGGAGTTGCACATTTTTAGTCCCTCGACTGGTTTTATTGCGGAGCGATATGTAATAGACGGCGGTCTTCCAGTCAAACAATTAAAGCAGGAGAGTGAAACGGATAATCACACAAGGTTCATACCCTTGGAATAATGGGTTCGACTCCCATGTCTGCTATTTCAAGTTAAGCGGTTCTTGAAAAAACACTTATTAACATTATCCAATCCACTATAGTAAATCAAATAAGCGTTATCATACACTAAAAACCGTATTGCAAATTCAAAATATGATTACCTCGGTGCAGATGGATTTTTCAGTCCTGCCGAGATGCAAAGGTAACGAGATAGGCTTGTTCGAGATATTGGATAAGCTGATTCTTTCCACTGGAAGTGATTCCATTGGTGGAGATGGAAACCGTCAACAATGCCTTGCAGTGTATCATCACAGAGAAGTCAATAGCAGAATCCTTGTGGTTAGCGTAAAATAGACGTCTGCGGTGCAGAAATAATCCAGTGATGTGAGTGGTGTGAGAGACTACGGACTAACTGGAAATTCTCAATAAGCTGATTTGCCTTGAATCTGAGAGATCGGAGTATAACACAAGAAATTCGTTAAAGTAGCGGTATGGCAAAGTTTTATTTAAAAAGAAAAATGTTTTAAGGATAAGAAAAAACATTACAAACAATTCTGAAAGAACCGTGAAATTTACGGGTATCAATCCCATGTGTGCTTAGACAGTGGTAGGAAGCCAAGAGTCGCTCTCGGAAGCTCAGACCTATCATCACAGTGGCAGAACATGACTTTTACCATGATTGAATAAGGGGAAGCCCTAATCATATTCTGAAAATGCAATTTTTACTTTCGGCATGTAGCTCAGTGGTAGAGCGACTGGCTGATATCCAGTGTGTCGCAGGTTCGATTCCGCCTTGGCTAGTTGTAAATGTGAATGTGAGGAGTGTAATATGAGTAAGCAAAAACAATTTGATTCTCAAAAATTTTGTGATGCATACAACGCTTTTGCTAGTAGAAAAGTTACAATGGCGGAAGCAGCTAAAATGGCGGAAATGTGTGAGCCTACCTTCAGAAAATATCTCAGAAAACTTTTGATGGGAGAACCGTTTCCTAAAGGATTGTTTGAAGCAGAATACATATGGACGTTAAATGGAGATGCATACAAAGATGAGCAATAAGAAAAATGCAAAGAAAATAATATCTCGCTATGCTAGTATGTAACGGAGGACTTCGGAAACTATGATCCAGAATGAATGCGATAAAAAAGAAAAAATTGTCAAACAATTGTATATGTCACAAGGAAAAGTAACAGAATTGGTAGAGGCTGGATACACTGTTACAATCAGACCTGTTAAAGAGGGATTGAAAGTTACTTACCACAAGGAAAAAGTTGTGAAATAGGATGAACTATATTCTCACAGAAAATTAATAAAGATCGCCATTGTCCGGATGCGGATGTGGAACAGAGAAGTGTCTCTTGACTTTTTTTAGTTAGGAGGCACTTTTTTTGTTATGGCAAGTGAATACTTGGTAAAAACTGTAAATGGGTATGAAGATTATATAAAAAATCATGAAATTGACGGACAGGTGCTAAATGCTTATGTAATGGCTACTCAAACAGCTATTTGCACGGAACACGACATTAAATACGGCGTAAAAGTCTCAAATCGAGCAAAAGAAATTATCAATTATTTGATAAAAAAGCAATCAGGTGGCACATTTGCACAGCTTGAGGACTTTGCGCAAGAAAATAAGACAGAATTTGAATTGATAAATATTTACTACAAGCTGCTAAAGATGGAAGCACCGGATGTTTTGGATAGCTACATGCTGTATGTTGAAAAAAACAGAAAAAGAAGAGATAGGTTCTATGAACCGAGAAGAAAAACACTAAAGCTTGTAACAGACAAGCTCCAACTGCTTGAAGATGATGAATTAGATGAATTGTTTGTTCACATGCCTGCCCGCGTGGGTAAGAGTCAGGAACTTACGCTTGCTACTTCTTGGAAGTGCGCACGCAATACAGAAGCAAGTAACCTGTATGTGACATACAAAGAAGGACTTGGAGGAGCATTTCTTGATGGCGTTATAGAAATCTGGACGGATCCAATCTATTGTTTTTCTGATATTTTCCCAAAAGCAATTATTGTAGATACGGATGCAAAAAATAATAAGGTGGACTTGCAACGTAAGAAAAAGTACAAGTCTTTATCTGGAAAAGGTCTCACATCTGGTCTGAATGGTGAATACGATGCCTACGGATGGCTTATTATCGACGATATTCTGGAAGGTATTCAGGATGTATTAAACCCTGACATCTTGCGTAGAAAGCAGATTATCTTTGATAACAACGTAATGAAACGTAAAAAAGAAAAATGCAAAGTTGTATATAACGGTACAATTTGGAGTTTGAAAGATATTTACATGAATCGGCGTGATTTCTTGGAAAACAATCCAGAAGCACAAGATATTCGATTTGATGTACTTAAAATACCGGCTCTTGACCCGGAAACGGATGAGAGTAACTTTGATTATGATTATGGAGTAGGTTTTTCGACGAAATATTACCGTATTGAGCGTGCAAAATTCGAGGAAAATGATGATATGGCTGGATGGTATGCACAGTGTCAACAGGAACCGATTGAACGTGACGGAGCGGTATTTAGTCAGGAACACATGAAATTTTACAATGGAGTACTTCCGGCTGAAGAACCATACCGCATCTGCGCAGCGTGTGACGTTGCACTTGGTGGAGAAGACTATTTGGCTTTTGCTGTAGCATATATGTATGAAGATGGATCGATTTATATTGATGATGCCATATTTGATAATTCTGAAAAGAAGATAACTAAACCGAAAGTTGTTGATATGATAATTGATCACAATATCGGAAGTGCGTATTTCGAAGCTAACCAAGGTGGAGAGGGTTACAAAGATGAAGTAGATACGATGCTTAGAGAAAAAGGACACAAAATAAACCTTGTTTCTCAGTATGCACCTACTTCAATGAGAAAAACTCAAAGGATTTGGGATAAAGCCGGTTCTATTCGTGAATGGTATTTCAGAGATACTGGGTGTAGAAGTCAGGAATACAGGGCATTTATGAGAAACTTATTTTCTTTCACGATAAAAGGAAAAAACAAACATGAAGATGCCCCTGACTGTCTGGCGTCTTTGGCATATTTTATCGAAGGAACGTGGGAACCGTCAAAAGTTGAAGCTGTACATAATCCATTTAGAGGGGGGTACCGGTAATGAATGCAAATTTTCTGACAAAAGAGAAATTGTCCGAGTATAAGGCAATGCAATTGGAAATTGAGATGATAAAAAAAGAAATAAAAAAAACAGAAGACTCCATATCAGATCTTATTGCAGAAGGTACCGTGTGTGACAAAGTAACCGGAGGTCTAGGAGGAATACAGGGATTTAAAATTGAAGGATTTCCAATAACACTTTACGAAAAAAGAAAAAAACTTCTAAGAAAAAAGGTTAACCGTTTGAGAACAAAAGAAAATGACTTAATTGAATATACAGAAGAAATTGAATCATTTATAGACACAATTCCAATGAGCAGAGATAGGCAGATTTTCAAGTGCGTTTTTATCGAAGGAATGACCCAACAACAGATAGCTGATAATTTGTCAATAGATAGAAGTTTAGTAAGTAAAATTATAAGCAAATATTTATAAGTTTCACACAATTCACTAAAAAAAAGGTGTATTATTATAATCAGAGAAAAAGAACAAAAATTCTTTAACCGGAAATGTCCTTCTGAAAGATAAGAAAATACGTCTTGCCAAACAGGCAGGGCGTATTTTTTATGGAGAAAAAAATGAACGAGTATATTCAAGAAACAATTTATTGTCCGAAATGCCATAGAAAAGTAGGCACATATGATGGACGATCTACGATGAACAAAATATGCAAATGTAAAAAGTGTAACAAACGGGTTGTGTATCATGCAATCGGAGGAAAAACGGAAATTAAACCAATACCGTTAAGAAATTGTAGCAGCGGTATGACATTTGGAATGCAGAGGTAATTCGATGAATAAAGGGACACTACAAGACCTTGTAATGGGAAAATATGGAAGAAAAATTGCATATGTTGACGTTGAAGAGGTCGACCAGAATAATATTCTGGAAATTGTAGGCGAAACTCTAGGAACGTTTTATTTTAATAAACGGGTAGTGAAGTACCTTTGGGATTATGTACACGGAGATCAGCCGATTCTTTATCGTAAAAAGATTGTAAGAGACGATATAATAAACAAAATTGTCGAGAACCATGCGTATGAGGCTGTCCAATTTAAAGTAGGTCAGACATACGGAGAACCGCTACAATGCGTAAGCACAATCAAGGAAGATATAAGCGAATATGTTGACAGATATAATACATATCTAAGATTAGCACATAAGCACGCAAGAAACATTAAATGCGGTGAATGGCAATCAGCTGTTGGAACTGGATTTTTGGCGGTTCAGATTGTAAAAGACAAAAAATCAACCATTCCATTTAGAATTACAGTGCCAACTCCGATGAACACATACATTATATATTCTTCTCTGAACGATGAACCTATCGTTTCCGTACAGGAATTGAAAAACCTTAAGGGAGAATGGTATAAAGTATGCCACACAAAAACACATCAATGCATTATTAAAGATGGAAAAGTGAGCGGATGGAGCGTACATGCGTTTGGGAATATTCCGATTGTAGAATACCCAAACAACCCAGAGAGAATATCTGACGTTGAATTGGTTATCAGTATTTTTGATGCAATCAATAACATGCAGTCAAATAGAATGGATGGAATAGAGCAGTTTGTTCAGTCGTGGGTTAAATTCGTAAACTGCACAGTTGATTCGGAAACATTCAAACAAATGAAAATGGAAGGTGCATTGGTCGTAAAATCAAACAATGGTACGGATAATAAAGCCGATGTTGATATTATGACACAGGAGCTTAATCAATCCGAGTCTCAGGTAGCGAAACAGGATTTAATAGACAATTTCTTGCAGATTCTGGCTATTCCTAAGTTAGAGGGAAATACTGGAGGAGACACACAAGGAGCTGTACAACTTAGAAATGGATGGGATATGGCAAAAACAAGAGGAAAGCTGAAAGACCCATTCGTTCAAGAGTCGGAACAAAGACTGAATGACGTGATTCTTAACATTATAAGAATTAAAAAGAATGATTGTCCGATTGATACAAGCCAGTTTGAAGTAGTAATAAATCACAGTCCTATGGATAATATGCTTGTAAAAGCACAGTTTCTTGATTATTTGCTGAAAGATGGAACACACCCTAAACTTGCATTTGAATTAAGCACTCTATTCCCTGATAGTGAGAAAGCATACACGTTATCAAAACCATATCTCGATGTTTTGTACAGAACTGCGGAAGAAGTCGAAAGAGAACAGGTTCAAGATAGCAAAACTGGTAGTACGGAAGAAGAGTAGTGAAACATTGGAGAAATTGCATTAAGTATTGACTCTGATAGAAACCTTAAAGTAATGTATGACGATGGAAAGTAAGAGGTTATCAACGAAACAATATGAAATATGATTATACAGTTATACAAGACGGACAAACATATCTTGCAGGCGAAGATGTACCTGAAATGGGAAGTCTTATTTGCGTAAAAAAATATGGAAATATAAGAGATTACGAAGGCCTTTCAAAAGATCTTGATAAGCTACCTTTATATGTAGGAACCGGAAGTTCTTGCCTCATGACCGATACAGGAGATTACTACAAATTTAATGCTGAATTAAACGAGTGGAAGAAAACAACTTCTACAACTGCTGATATAAAACAAGCTGTAGAAAATTACATGAAAGAAAATCCGGTAGAAGTAAATACGGATAAAACCTTGAGTGAACCAGGGAAAGCTGCCGATGCAAAAGAAACAGGAGATGCGATTTCTGGTAAAGCATCTGGTAAAGGATTTTCTTTTTTAGCAAATGGAAAAGACGGCATTATCGTAAAATATGATGATGGAATATAAAGGGGCGATTAAAAATGGCAGAACAATCATTTAAAATATACAAAGATACTGCTGAAAGGTTAGATAAAAATGCATTGGACATTGCTTCGCTAAAGGAAGATTTAGATAACAAAATAGAACACGTTGGCGGATATAAAGAATATGATATTGGCACTCCGAGTGTCGGAACGTACTGGAACAAAAGTGCTAAAAAACAACTTGAATCCGAAACATATCAATCGTTTAATCCAATATCATTAAAGGCTGGAACATATCATTATGAAAATATGAGTGGTTTTTTTACTTTTTATGAAGATACTGACGGAAATTGGATACCGATTGGTAAATATACAGCGTCAGGTAATGGTGATGTAGAAATACCGAATGATACTACAATGTATATTACCGAAATGCAGAAATCTGGTGTATTTGTTGGTGCAAAATTATATTCTGGTGACATTACACAGAAAGAATCTAACTGGTTCAAAAATCCAAAATATGACATTGACAATATCAATAACACTTTGGAAAGTTTAAGTGATTCTGTAAATGATATAAAAAGTATAGATGGTTCTGTAATAAAAGAATATTGCATATATGTCTCAACCACAGGCTCAGATACGAGTGGTGATGGTTCGGAAGAAAAACCATTTGCTACTATTTACCATGCGAACGAAACGATTACCGATAATTCCTACGCAAAAAGATACAGAATTATCGTATTACCGGGAACATACACAGATTTACAAGACAAATACGCAGGTATAGCACAGACAAGCAAATATCAAGGTGTTATTACAAAACCTTGGGTTACTTACGAATCAAAGAGTGGAAATCCAGAAGATACCATTATCGAATGGAATGGCTCAACAGGATTAGAAAATCCTATCAGAAGTGACATTGTTGAAAAATGTGCTTTTCATATCGTTTCATTACCAAGGACATTTACAGCCATTAAAGGATTTACAATAAAAAGTAAAAACACAAGATATGCTATGCACTGTGAGAGTAGTGGTATGGGGATACAAGGCGAGTGGCTTATCGAAAACTGTATATTTGATTGGGGTGGATGTCCTAATATAAGTGATGATACAGGGAGATTTCCTGCAATAGGAATTGGTATGAGTCCTTGCGAAAAAGGTACGATTAAATTTTGCAAAATCGTTACGACTACCGTCGAAACAATGCTTGTACATGACGGAAAAAACAATAACGGAAATAGTGCTGTTATATTAGGCGCAGAACTGAATTTTATAAAATGTGATTTGGGAACCGGAAGGTTACAATTTCAGAGCATTTATCCGAAGTCTGGTGAAATTAACGCAAAAACAAATAATATTTGTAACTTGGTAAATTGCACACAAATAAACAACCTTTATAGTTATATTTCATCACTTAATTCAGATGGTGAAATGGTATGGAGAGTTTACGAAAAAGACTGTGAATTTGCGAGTTATGGTAATATGAGCGACTATGTTTATAAAATCGGAACTGCAAATAATGTATCTAACTAAGCTAAAATGTTAATTTAATTAACTAAATATCATAAAAGGAGATGTACTATGGCACATTTATTTATTATCGCTGGTCATGGCGCCGGTGATTGCGGAGCAGTAGGTTATGGATATACAGAAGCAGAAAGAGTTAGATATTTAGCTTCTCGTTTATTAGCTTTAGGTGGTAGCAATGTTACGGTTGCGGATATGAACCGAAACTGGTATGCAGACAATGGAATCATGAGCCTTAATATTCCGAAAGATTGGCAGATTTTGGAGTTACACATGGACAGCGCAGGAGCTTCGGCAAAGGGCGGTCATGTTATTATCAATTCCGCTTACAGCGCAGACCAGTATGACACGGCACTGGCAAGCTTTATCGGCTCGTTCTTCCCGGGGCGTGCAAAAAATATCGTTCCGAGAAGTGACCTCGCCAACCCGAACAGGGCTGCCGCAAGGGGCTACAGCTACAGACTACTGGAAAATGGCTTCATTACCAATTCTGGCGATCTGAACAAATTCAACGGTCAGATGGATGATCTGGCAAGAGGTATCCTTAATGCATTCGGCATCGCTACGGCATCTCCGGCAAAAGAGGATTCTGACGGCAAGGTAACATCTGGTGGAACATCCCAGGACTCCGTACAGCATTACGGTAAGGTATCTTACCAGTCACATATCCGTGACATCGGATGGGCGTGCTGGCAGTCTGATGGTCGTATGTCAGGAACGACAGGACAGAACCGTAGAATCGAAGCGTTCCGCCTTGCGCCGGTTGGAGAAACAGACGTAGTAGTGCATATCAAGGATATAGGCGATAAAGAATACAAGAATATCTCCAAAGACACAATCCTTGGCACCACAGGACAGAACAAACGTATCGAAGCAATCAAGATTACCGGCAAGGATACGCCGTACATCTACAGAGTCCATCAAAAAAACATCGGATGGACAGATTGGACATTCAACGGCAATTGGGCGGGCACAAAAGGAAAGGGACTGCAAATTGAAGCGATCGAGATCATGGTTGCTAAATTCCTTGTCAATCCACATGTCCAGAATAAAGGATGGCTTGGCGCAAGAGCTTGTGAAAACATTATTGGTATTACAGGGCATAAATTGCGTCTCGAAGCATTTAAGATTGATCCACTTGGCATGACAATTAAAGCGAAAGCTCATATTGAGGGTATCGGATGGAAAGATTATGGCACGGTCACAAAAGACACTGTAATCGGTACCACAGGACAGAATAAGCGTATCGAGTGCTTGTGCTTTGACGGAGATTTTGAGTATCGAGTGCATGTTAAAAACTCCGGTTGGACAGACTGGACAAAAGCAGACGGTGTATCTACACTAGGTACAGTCGGACAGGCATTGCAGATTGAAGCTATTCAGTTTAAAAATTAAATTCAATAAATCAATCAGCCAAATTTTTGGAATCAGCCAAATTTTTTGGCTGATTTTTTTATACATAAAAAAAGCATTCTCACGCGTTAGATGGGAAAAAGTATAAATCCAAGCTGATAGAACAGCGAAAACAAATGTAGATACGGAGGTAATAACTATGACAAGAGAAGAAGCAAAACAGAACTTAATCGCGTTAGGGATTGAGGAACCGACAGATGCCCAAGTTACGAATTACTTAAATCAGTTTCACAGTAACAGACCGGCTCCGGCACCGAACCCAAATCCAGCACCAAAGCCGGAACCTCAGCCACAGCCTACACCGGCACCAGTTCCAAATCCACAGCCGAACCCAAATCCGTCACCACAGAACGATGACGAGATTGAGAAGCTTAGAAAACAGATTGATTCATTGCAGAAAGAGAATATCAAAAAAGACATTCGGGCATATGCAGCTGAAAAAGGTCTGACAGGCGAACAGGCAGATACGGTTCTTGCTGGATTTCAGGACAATCTGGAGATTGCAAAAGCAGCAATCGATTCATTGTCACAGATTATCGCCGAAAAAGAAACAAAAGCAGCACAAGCCAAGGAACAGGAAATCGCAGATGATTCCATTAATCCTGGTGGAAATGCTGGAAGAAAAAAAGATGAAGAAAAGCCGGAAGATGTAGCAAATGCAGAACAAATCGTATTTGGCAATAAGGCTAGCGATCAGGCAACAAGAGATTACTACCTGATGAAGTAAATTTGGAGGTAAAAAAATGGGAAAACCAATTGTAAGAGATTTTACGCAGAGTAAAGGTATTTTGAAGTTTTTTCCTTATGAAGGAGCAGCTTGCGTGGTAACACAGGCGAGCGTAACAGTAGCTGATGAAAACGGTATGAAAATTGCAAAGGCTGGCACACCGTATCCATCAAACGATGCGTCATGTCTTGGATATCTTCTTGAAGACGTTGACGTAACACAGGGAGATGCACCGGGAACATACGTATATCAAGGAACTATTGATTGGGAAAAAGTCAAATCACTTTCTCCACAGATTTCAGATGCAGCTAGAAAAGCAACACCAAGAGTTACGTTTTACGGTGCACCAGCAATTACAGAGTAATTAAGGAGGTATATTAGAGATGGCATTACCATTAGCGAAAGCGTTTACAGCAAGAAGTCTTGGAGTTATGTGGGATAACTACAAAGCATCACTTGCACTTCCACCGTATCTTGGAAGACAGAAATTCGGAACCACAAAACAGGATTCGCTTGAAATCAGATACATTGTCGGTGAAAATTCACAGCCGGTAGCACTGAAAGCTTCAAATTTCGATGCACAGGCTCCATTAAGAGATGTTGGAGGATTCCAGGACATTCAGAACGAGATGCCGTTCTACAGAGAGTCCTACATGGTCACAGAGAAAGAAGAACAGCAATATGCAAATTATGCTTCATCTGAAAATTCTTCTCTTGCAAACCAAGTTCTCAGACAAATCAGTAAGAAACCAATGAATTTGATCCAGGGAGCTATGGTTGTACCTGAGAGACAGATTTGGGAACTTCTTGCACCGGCAGACGGTGTACCGAAAGTTACCGTAAATATTGAAGGCAAAAAGTATGTGGTTGATTACACAACTGACAATGGAACAGTGCACAAAAAAGACCACTATATTGAAATTTCTGGAACATCTGACAAATGGGATGCCCCGGAGACAGCAACACCGCTTGATGACCTTATCAAAACAAGACGTGATTTCGCCAAGAAAACAGGATATTCTCTGACAAGATTTTCGATGAACACAGAGACTTTTGAAATGCTTCTCAATGCTGAGGATACAAAGAAACAGGTTCTTGGAATTACAGCATACAACGGCGGTATCAGAGTAAGACAGGAAGATGTACTTGCGTACCTGAGAGGATACGGAATCGAAATCGAAGTTTACGACAAGATGTATGTTGACGAATCCGGAGTAACTCAGTACTTTATTCCGAAAAACATCATCTCTTGTCAATCAGCCGGAGTATACCTTGGTGATTATGTTTTCGGTAGAACACCAGAAGAGAGAAGTGGAAGTCTCGCAAATGGAAACCTTTCTATCGTTGAAACAGGTATTGCTGTTTACACTTATGCTACAGAGCACCCGATCAATACACACTGCGTTGTGTCAATGATTGGTCTTCCGTCATTTGAGGGAATGAACAGCGTTGTTGTTATGAAAGTAGCGTAAGGCGGTGGTTGTATGATTGCAACAAATGTAATCAAAATCGATGGAAAATGGTATAAAGCTGGCGAAGTAATCCCGGAAGAAATTCCGGGAAAATCTTCGTTTGAATTTAATTATACCAAGACAGATATTAACAGAATGAATGTACAAGACTTACGTTCGTTAGCGACTAGTCATGGTATGAGCAATGTTGATTCGATGACTGGCGGAGAATTAAAGGAATATTTTATTTCGAAATTCAATTTGTAAAGGAGAACAGTTATGGCAGTGGCAGATTCAATCAGGGAAAAGGTAACTGAATATTTCAATGACATTCCAGAGCTGAAAGGTCAGGAGCCGTCAAAACTCTTGATTGATTTTGTTATTGAAAAATATAAGCAACAAAGGAATTTTCCTAGCAATTTTACTGAAAATCAGATTGAAGATGATATTCAAAGACATATAAGTACTATTGCTATGGCAGTCGTTGATCTGAAAGCGAAAGAAGGAGCTGAGGGAGAAGCATCTCACAGTGAAAATTCTACAAGCAGATCATACGAAAATGCTTATATATCCAGTTCGATATTTAATGACGTACTTCCGTATGTTCATTTTTTGTAGAAGATTGTGCGTGACCATTTTACTGATGTCAGCAATATGGTTGCAGGGGATTCGTCGGTTTGGTGGTGGGAATGACGAAAAATAATCGAATACGGAGCAACAAAAGATGCGCGAAGTGATAACACAAACATATTTCATTGCCCTTCCGATTGTGCTTGGATACATGGTTTGGCTAATGCAAGAACAGAAAAAAAAGCAAGCACGATACGTAAAGGAACGTGATGAGCGAATTGCAGAAGAACGAGCCATGAGGAAAGCTAACAGCAAGGGAACTATGCTTTTGCTTCGTGTACAGCTAATTGAGTATCATAGCAAATACACGCAACTTGGTAATATACCTTCCTACGCATATGAAAACTTTTGCGAAATGTACAAAGCTTATCATGATTTAGGCGGGAATGGAATGATTACCAAGATGAAGCATGAGATTGATGAACTTCATATCAAAAAGAACGTAGATGGAGGTGAACAATAATGGATATTTCTACAATGGGAACGGTACTTGCTATCGTTGTGATTACTTATCTCGTAGGACTTGGCGCAAAACTCTGTCCTAAAATCAAGGATAATAGCATCCCGGTTATCGTTGGTATCGTAGGAGGAATTCTTGGAGTTGTTGGAATGTATGTAATTCCAGATTTTCCGGCAGAAGATGTTCTTAATGCAATCGCAGTAGGAATTGTATCTGGTCTTGCAAGTACTGGCGTAGATCAGGTTAGAAAGCAAGCAAAGAAGGTTGATACCGATGCGAACACTGGACAGAAATAAACAGAAAATGTTGTATTCTTTGCAGACTGGGAGAAACACGCCTATTTATGAAAAAGACGAGCAAGGAAACACTAAATACATTACCGTTGATGGAAAAGAAGTACCAGTGGAATCCGGCGAATACGAACCGGAATATACGGAACCGACAGAATTCATGGCAAACATAAATTCTACCTTGACTGAAGCTTTTATAAGAGTTTTTGGTGTAGAGGATTCAGCGGACAAAGCCACTATTGTTTGTTCAAAAGGGGCATTGCCATTTGCCGTAGGGACTCGTATTTGGCGAAAATCAGCCGTTAAATACAAAGACACGGCAAACAATTTAAACGTAGATGCCAACACGGCAGATTACGAGGTTATGGCTACTAATGATGAACCATTGAATGAGGATGCATTTCTGCTTAAGAAGATAAGCAAAGAGGTGTAAAGATGGGAAAGGTAATAAAAGCAAATTTGTCAGTAAAAAGCATTACAGATGCGATTGAACAGATTAGGAAGTATCAAGAAGAACTTGATTCGAAAGTGAAAGAGTTTACGAAACGCCTTGCAGAAGAAGGAGTACAGATTGCAAAAGCGAATGTTGTTGACCTTGATGCAGTATTTACGGGTGAACTTCTTGGAAGTATATCAAGTGAAGAAAGACCTTCTGATAAAAATACATCTGTTTACGTTGTCAAGGCAGATTCAGACCATGCGATATATGTAGAAATCGGGACGGGTATGGTTGGTGCATCATCACCATATCCAGGGAAATTACCTGTCGTGTATGCGCAAGGAAAAAAATTTATTACGCTTAAGGAATCATTTGGAAAGTATCCAGCTGGTACATATGGATGGTTTTATTATAAAAACGGTCAATTTTTCTTTACTGAAGGTATGCCGTCGAGACCATTTATGTACAATACAGGAGTTGAATTAAGGGAGAAAATCGGAATCATTGCAAAGGAGGTGTTTGGAAATGGATAATTCATGGGTATTTGATTTAGAAACAAATCTGTTTTCTATTGTAAAAAATAAAGTACTCAATAAATTGAATAAGAAGTTTCCAACCAGTCACTTTACATTGACCGATGAACCAAAAGATGCGACCACAAAATACCCAACTGTATACATGCACGAAATGTCAGGATCAGAAAAAGCAAGAACTACCGAGGGACATACAATCAACGGAATTCAATATTCAATGCAGATTGAAGTAACAACAAACAAATCCCAAAAAGAAGCCAAAGCGGTACTAAAAGAGATTGCATTTGTTTTTAAAGACATGGGGTTTGAAATACAATCATTTCCGGAAGCTAAAAATGGTAGCGGAAATTACAGAAGCGTAATGAGAGTGAGACGAACTCTTGGAAATGAAGACACACTATAGGAGAGCTGTAAGGCTCTTTTTTTTGTTGCCTAAAAAGGCAGAAAGGTAGGTATAAAACATGGCTTCAACCAGTTACAAAGCGAGAGTTATTGTAAAAGAAATCGCAGATGCAACAGATTTATCAAAAGTTGATTTTGCCGGAACATACAAATTACTCTGTAAAGCGAAGAGCATTCCGGCACCAGTATCAGCTCCGAACACTGTAGAATCTACAACTCTTGAGGACGATGCACAGACATTCGAAAAAGGTATTAAGACAACAGATTCGAAAGAATTTACCGGAAACCTTGAAAAAGAGTATCTGGATAATATTGGGACAATGGAAGACAAACGTGTATGCATATTACATCTGTACGGAACAGACGGTATTGGTTCCGTGGCTAAATATGCTTACGTGGCACAGGTATCTGCTACACCTTCAGATGTTGGCGGAGTAGATGAAATTGTTGAAATGTCAGTAACTGCTATTCCAAACACAGTGGCTAAAAAAGTAACCGATGAATACACCGTCGTAGACAATAAAGACGGAACATTTACTGTATCAAAGGGGTAACACGTTCTGAGCAAGAAATGTCGGTGGACGCTCAGAACAGTTATTATTACACCGACGAAACGACAATTTAATCAACAAAACGGAACGGGGTGGCCTTCGGGCTGCCCCTTCCCTATAAAAGAAAGGGAAGGTAAGGATTTATGGATACATTTAAAATTAACGAAACTACATGCGTTGCAAAAGATTTTGGATTTAACACGGTATGTGATCTTGAAAAAAGAGGAGTAACTATGGATGACTATTCAGAAACTCCGATGTCATTTTTGAGAGCATATGTCGGAATTTGTATGGGAGTAAGCAATGAAGTGGCCGGAAAGGAATTTGAGCAGCATCTTATCAAAGGTGGCCAGTTTGATAAGGCATTTGAAGTTCTGAAGAAGAAAATGGAAGAATCTGATTTTTTTCGTGCTCTCCAACAGAATGCAGAAAAGGAAATTGCTCAGGTTCAGGAACAAACAGTGCCAATTGCACCAGTAGCACCGGTTCAGACGGCACCTGTGCAGACAATGTAAAAAAATACAAATCCCAAAGAGAATTTTTTGAAAACGAGTGGTTCCCGGCAGCAAGTGTTCTTGGAATCACTTGGAATGAGTTCTGGAATATGAATCCACATATCATAAAAGTCATTGCGAAAGCAGATAAGGAAAGAATTAAAAGGGAAGACTATATTAACTGGATATCCGGTCAATACACGTTTTCAGCAATAGTTACTGCGATAGACAATGTTCTCAAAGGTAAAGCTGAGTATATTGAAAAGCCTATTCTTTGGAAAATCATCGAAGATTCAGAACTAACCGAAGAAGAACGAGAGAGAAGAGATATGCTTGCGGAAATCAGGGCTATGGATAAGTGGATTGAAAATGACAGAAAACTTGGACTTCCGGAGACAAGCATGTAGTAGAGCAAAGAGGAGGTGAAGTTGTGGGTACAGAAGTTGATTCAATTGAGTTGCAAATAGAAACATCTGCTAAACAAGCGAACCGTTCTCTTACTGGAATGCAAGACAGACTAAAAAAAATAGCCAGTACGCTTTCTGAAATTGGTTCATTAGCTCCAAAATTAAACAATATTGGTGGAGTTGATATCAGTGGTCTTAAATCTTCTCAGAAATATCTTGACGGTATTGTAAACAAACAAAAGAAGCTTGGTTCTGCAACTACCAAACTGAAAGTTGATACTTCCGAGATTAAAAAAGCAGACCAAGGCTTTAGCGCATTGATGAGAAAATACAAGGATTCTAAGCTTAGAATTAACTTTGAAGCTATGAACGAAAAACAGCTTGATCGTACAATTTCTAAGCTTGAATCTGGCTTGAATAAATATAAGCAAAATGTTTTCGACACTGCCGAACAGACAGGAAGTGCAATAAATCAGGGGAAAATGTGGGAAAAGAACATCAAAAATATGTTCCAGTATAAAAACTCGTTGGCAGAAGCGATGAAAGCAAAAGAGGCTTTTAATACTGTAAAGCTTAACCCTGATTTAACTGTAACAAGAAATGGAGAAACACCGTATAGACTTTCTGATGGAGTGAAGGTACCGGAAGCAAATGAAGTGATGTCTGAGAGTGCAGAAGTTTCAAGCGGATCTATTGAAAAAGAAGCAAGAAACTTGAACGAAATAAGTAGACAAGCGGAAAAAGCATCGGCTTCGTTGAAAAAAGTTACAGATTCAAACAATACAGGTTTTTTCACAAAGTTTAAAAGTGGAATAAGTTCAGTCGCGGATTCAATACGTTCTTTTCCGTATAATCTTATGGAAAAACTTCGTTTGGACGATAGTTCATTAGGAGGTATGGGAAAGAAAGCTATAGAGTTAAAAACAGCATTTCAAGCCATTTCTCCTGTTGCTGGAAAAGTATTTCAAACAATTTCGTTTGCTACTAAAAAAGCAGGAGCTGGAATGTGGAACCTTGCGAAAAGTGTAGCTTCAATAAAAAAATCACCACTAAAAATCTTAAAATCTCTTGCATCTTCCTTAAGGGGAGTGAAAGATGAATCTGGAAACGCAAGAATGTCGTTGTTAAAAATGATTGGTTCATCTATTCTCTTTTCAACTATCTTTGGTGCGATCAGTAATATCAAACAAGCTGTGAAAGAGGGTTCAGACAACCTTGTTCAGTACAGCTCTGAATACAACAATAGTATTTCCGGAATGGTTTCATCACTTCTATATTTGAAAAACGCTTGGGCTGTTGCATTTGCCCCGATTGTTAATGCAGTTGGACCGTATATTTCAGCGTTTATTGATATGATGGCGAGGGCTTTAAATGCGGTTGGTCAGTTTATGGCAGCTCTTACAGGGAAAGGGACCGTTGTACAAGCAAAAAAGGCATGGAAAGATTACGGCAAAACTATTAGTGACACTGGATCGAGCGCAAAAAAAGCTGGAAGTGATGCAAAAAAAGCTGCAAAAGACTTTCAAACATATACACTTGGAATTGATGAACTTAATATTCAACAAAAGACAACAGATTCAAATTCTGATTCTGATAGTGGTGGTGGAAGTGGTGGAAGCTATACTGGACCATCTCCGTCAGAAATGTTTGAAACGACTTCGGTTGACAAAGGAATATCTGACTTTGCAGAAAAGATCAGGGAAGCAATCCAAAATGCTGATTGGAAATCTTTAGGAACATTATTAGGAGAAAAAGTTAACCAGGTAACGGATTCAGTTGATTGGTCTGGAATGGGGAAAAAATTTGGTTTTGGATTTAACGGGGTTGTACAAACAATATACTACACTTTAAAGACGATTGATTTTGTTGGACTTGGTAATGATTTAGCAAACTTTATAAATTCCAGTCTGGAACAGATTGATTTTAATACCTATGGAAGATTGCTAGTAAGGAACATTACGGCCTTGTTTGATTTTGTAATAGGTTATTTTGGAAACTTAGACTGGAAATTGGTCACAAAAAGTATCAGTGACTATCTTATAGGGGCGTTTGAAGAAGCTCAAGAGTGGATTGCTGGAATAGATTGGTCTGAAATGGCGAAAGGGTTGTGGCAGAACTTAAAAGATGCTATTTCTGGCATTGACTTTGCCGGAATTGCAAGTAGTTTCTTTAGTCTTCTAGGCACTGCGTTGGGAGCAGCAGCTTCTTTTGTGTTCACGCTTATGTATGAAATCGGAAAAGACATCTGGAACGGTGGTCTTGATGGAATCCTGTCGGCTATTAAAGGAATTGGAAGTTGGATAAAAAACAATATTTTTGATCCATTTATTAATGGTTTTAAAGATGTGTTTGGCATTCATTCCCCATCAACTGTAATGGCGGGAATGGGTGTTTATTTAATACAAGGACTGATAAACGGCGCAGCGTCCTTAATCGGAAATGTAGTTAAAAAATTCCAAGAAATCTATGGAAAGATTACCAGTATTTTTGAAAAGAATAAAATTACAAAATTTTTCAAAGACGGATTCCAGAGTGCTTATAATGCTGTAACAAGCATTTGGCAAGGAATAAGCAGTTTCTTTAAAAATATTGCAAACAAAATCATCTCTCCGATTGGTGATGCCGTGAATGGAATCATCAATGGTATTAACTGGGTTCTTGAGAAACTTAATTCCGGAACAAGATTGAAGAAATGGGACGTTCCTAAGTTTGCATCTGGTACAAATGGTGTAGGAAAAGACACAATCGGAATGGTAAATGACCAACCGGGTGGTACATACAAAGAAATGATTGTTCCTCCAAACGGAAAACCTTTTATTCCGAAAGGAAGAAATGTTGTAATGCCACTTGAAAAGGGAACGAAAATCATGCCGGCAAACCAGACAGAGGCACTTATGGGCGGTATTGGTGTTACTCATTACGCGAATGGTATTGGAGACTTCTTTGGTGGCGTATGGGAAAAGGCAAAAGATATTGCCGGTACTGTTGCTGACTATGTTGAACATCCTGGCAAATTACTACAGATAGCATTAAATAAGTTTGTAGACATTTCAAATCTACTTTCTCCTGTATCTGATATTGCGGGTGGAATTGTAAAAACAATTTTTAAATCAGCAAAAGACTTTATTGCAAACATGTTTAGCAGTAGTGGGGTATCCGGAAACGTAGCTTATAACGTATCAGCCGGAGTAGAGCAATGGAGAGCACTTGCTAAAAAGGCTCTTGAGCTGACGAATCAGTATTCGGAAGCTAATCTAAATGCTCTTCTTATGCAAATGCAACATGAATCTGGCGGTAATCCGAATGCTATTAACTTGTGGGACAGCAACGCGAAAGCCGGAATTCCGTCAAAGGGGCTTATGCAGGTAATCGACCCTACGTTCAGAAGCAATGCATTACCTGGATACAATACGAACATCTACGATCCACTGTCAAATATGATAGCTGCTATTAGATATACGGTTGGAAAATACGGAAGTCTTAATGCCGGATGGACAGCCAGAGGATATAAAGGATATAAGTATGGTGTTGGTCGTATTGGACTATCAGACATTCTCCCTAAGTATACTGGTGGAGGATTCCCGGAAGATGGAGTATTCATGGCAAATCATGAAGAAATGGTCGGAAAATTCTCTAACGGTCGTACAGCGGTAGCAAATAATAATCAGATTGTTGACGGAATTTCCAAAGGTGTATATGAAGCCATGATTAAAGCGCAGTCTGAGGACACAAGAGAAACGGACTTATTACGAGAACTTATTGAAGCAGTAAAACGAGGAAGTAGGATAGTCGTTGACGGACGTGAACTTGTAAACGTTTATGATAAAAGAAAAAACAGAAACGGATATTCATTTACATAGTGTGGTGGCTTAATTGCTACCGCACTATTTTTTTAGGAGGAATTTGAGATATGGCTATGTCGGCATTCTTAAATGTGAACGGATACGATTTTCCGGCTCCGAGAAGAGGGTTCTCGTGGACAATAACAACAACTGTAGATGGTGGAAGAAATGTCAATAACGCAGTTGTCGGACAAAGAGTTGGAAGGGATTTATACAAGCTTGACAATCTGGAATGGGTAGGCATATCTCCAGAAACAAGGCGTATGATGCTAAATGCTCTGAAGCCGTTCTATGTACCTGTTACTTTTGAGGATATGGCGAATCCTGGAAAGATAATAACAGTAACAATGTACCCTGGAGACAGGAGCGGTCAACCTCTTTTTGTAAACGCATTAACACATATGGTTGAACAGGATCAAGTATTGAAATTCAACTTAATTGATGCCGGATGGGAGTGATAGTAGATGCAAAAGGCAAGTGACAAATATATAGAGTCTATGAAACTTCCGTTCCGTAACAGGTCATATATTCGCGGTTCGATTGGTATTATTAATTCAGAAGCGCAAAAGACAGCGAAGTTTAGTGATGATACAGAGTTCACCGCTTTTTCAAATGGAAATGATGTGTTCACAAAAAGAGCAGCAAAAGCAATCTACGCAACAGCGGAACAGGATTTTTCCAAGGTTGATGGCAGCATGTATTTTTGCCCTACTTTGAGCACAGCTAAATACATGGTGTCAGGTGTTGTAACCAAAGATATTAAACAGGCAGTCAAAATAACATTTGGCGGTGCCAGTTTTGATATTAGAGGACTTACGATTGATTTTGGAGATAATTACCCTACAAAATTCAATATCACTTGTGGAAGTGTGAATAAGGACTATTCCAACACATCCTCCACCTTTGTTACGGAAGATGTATTTGAAAATGTAAGCGAGATTACGATTACTCCAAAAACAATGAAATATGGAGAAAACAGATTGCGTATTTATGCGCTTTACTTTGGAGTTGTTAAATACTTCGATAACTCGAATACCTTATCTTGCTCAATTACTGATGTTGTGTCACCTATTTCAGAAACACTTCCGAGTAGAGATGTGTCGCTTTCATTAGATAATCAAGATGATTACTTCGATGCGGAAAATATCAAGAGTGCAAGTGGATTCTTGAAAGTAGGGCAAGAGTTAAAAATCGAGTTTGGATATGACATTGACGGAAACGGTAATATTGAATGGCTTCCGGAGATAGTATCTTATCTGGATTCGTGGAATTCAAATGACATATCTGTTGAATTTAAAGCCACGGACTATATCAGTTCACAGTCTAATAAATACTACCGTGGAGTATATGTAAAGAATGGCATTTCTCTTTACGAGCTTGCCGTAGATGTTTTGGAAGATGCTGGAATAAGTAATGATAGGTACGTTTTGGACGACTACTTAAAGAACGTTAAGGTCAAAAACCCAATTCCGGTTGTAAGGCATACAGAAGCATTGCAGACCATTGCAAATGCCGGAAGATGTGCTATTTTTGAGGATAGGAAAGGGAAAATAAACATCGTCCCGGCGTTTATTCCAAAGAAATCAATCTCGACAAATGGAGAGACTAGCTACAGTAAATCTTACAACATTCTGACAAATGATAAGAAAGATGCCTATGCGATCGCCAGTTATAATTTTTCGAGTGTTGATGGCACGTTGCTGTTTTTAGACCCGAATGATGTTAAAAATACAGGGTACATAAGTAAGAAAGTTTCTATTGGAGCTAATGAATTCATTCTCGGGAATCCAATTATTACTTTTACTTCGGAAGCAGAGTTTCGTGCATACAACCTTTATATACAATTTAGAGGTATATCTCCGGAACAGTTTATGATAAGAACATATCTAAAGGGTAAGTTGCAAGAAACCATCACAAAGGACCTTTTCGAAGAGAAAACAAGGGTTTATGGAAAACTTAAAACTACTATGTTTAAAAAACTAGACCCTAGTACTGGTAAGTTTTTATCAACTAACGTTTCGCTAGCTGGCACATATTATGCTTCGAATTACATTGAAATAACAGATGATGTTATCTCCATTCGCTTTCAAAATGATGGAACTAGTTATTTCAATTTTTGCATATATGATGCTGATAAAAACCGGCTGGAAGGAGCTGGTGGAGTAGAGAATACACTTTTTACTCCTACAGAGAAAAGTAAGTATTTTGCGATTTCCTATTGGGTAGATAGCGGAAGGTCTGACTATCCGAAAATTACGGAGACATACAAGGCACCTTTCAGTGGTGGTTCGTACAAACTGGAAAAAGACTTTGGTTACATTGATAAAGCAGAGATCGAATTTACGAAAGGTGCAAAAAACGCGAGAGTTGCGGTTGATTATCTTATGATTGGCGACCCGGCAAACTACACAATTCGCAGAAATGATTTGAGCGATTATCCAGAGTGTACGCTTGAAAATAGGGCACACAAAGTCGCTCTTGTGAAAACTGTCTACTCCGAAACTTCCGAAGAAAGTAAAGAAATCGTGAGTGAAAACGTTACGGTTACAGAAAACAATCAAGTACACGAGATATATTTCAGTAATGCATCCTACGGTCTTAGCGTAGCAACAAACAACACGGCGATTAAGGCTGAAATTGTGGAGTGGGGAAACTTTTACGTGAAAGTAAAATTCACTGGCGTTACCGCAAGTGCGGACGTGACGGTAACGGTTTCTGGAAAAGAATACGTTGTAACGCAGAAAACAGATATGGCAAATACGAGTGAAAAATATCAAGAATGGGAAAACCCTCTAATCAGTGAAGATTCTCCGAAATTGGAAAAATGGATTGAGGACTATTATTCAAGTGTGATTGATTACTCTTTGGAATGGCGTGGAGACCCTAGAGTTGATGCAAATGACGCGTTTTATCTTGAAAAGAAAAACGGAAGGACAGCACTTATTCAGGCTTACGAAAACGAGATTGAGTTTAACGGAAGATTCAGTGGGAAAATTAAAGCAAGGCAGGTGGATATGTAATGGCATGGAGTACACCAAAAACAAATTGGAATCTTTATTCAAAATTTAATATTGAGGACTTCAACAGAATCAAAAACAATATTGCGTATTTACATGAAATTGCTGTGGCTACGCTTGGAGGATTCGATATCGAAGACATGGGTTCTGATATGGACAATTATGCTAGCTATTGGAATGTAGATCATTTTAATGCGATTGAACATAATTTGCTTTCGATTGCGAATAAAGTTTCCACAAAAGACTATGGACCATATCAGACATTCTACGCAAATGGTATTTTCATCGGGTATCAAGAACTGAACAGGATAGAAAAAGTCTGTGCGGAATTAAAGACAATGATTGAAGATCAGGCGAATATGGTACGTAGAATTCCATTCAAACTTGGAAGATATAAGGAGGAGAGGTTCTAATGGCTTCAAAAGCAACTTTAAAAACAAACTACAAAAACGATGCATACTCTGGAAATCGAAAATTCAAAATGACGAACAATAGTGACGGAACAGTTTCATTTGAAGACGTTACTCCGTACACACAGACTGGTGATAATTTTGGCGCAGCTGAACTTAATTCATTCGCTGAAGCTATCAACGAAAGTGCAGATAAGAACGACTTAATGAATGATTTGGCTGGCATAAATTCGAATCAAGGCGTAAGTAAATTTGTTGGAGCACTTGCCATAAAAACACTTATGTCAAAACTTACTCTTCCGTTTGCTGAATCAGACACGGTCGGTGGCGTAACGTGGGAAACGTCACATATAACCAGTTTCGTAGAAGGCATTAACTATGCCTTTATTGTTACTGTATCTGCGACTTTAGATTCTAATAACAGCAAACAAGAGATAACTTGCAAACTTAATGACGTTATCATTGGACAGGACGGAAATAACAATAAAATATCGTCTGTTTTTATGGGATTGTGCAGTTATGGTGATACAATCGCTGTTTCCAGTTATAAAGATTCTGGTTCATGGACAAAGTTTCAGTCAAGAGTATTATGTTTCCCAGTTGCCGTTAGTGGGTAGAAAATTATGAAAAAGAAAACAAGAAAAAGAATTTTAGCTTTAGCGTGCGTACTTGCGTTGTCACTCACAAGTGTAACGCCCGTCATGGCATGTACGCCACTACTTAAACCGCCATCCGTAGAAATTCCGGATATCAACTTTGAGCCAGATGATGCTCTGAAAGAAGCTATCAGCAATGCTGCGAAAAACTGGATTGAGAAATGCATCCTCGGTACTCCGACAGTGGAATATGCATCGTATTACAAGAGTGCATCAAGGTATTTTAATTATGCTTATGTGGCAGTAAAGTGGTCAGAAGTTGAAAATGCAACGTATTACAAAGTGCGTATCACAAAAGCTGACGGAACGTGGAAAGAATACGACACGACTTATACAGCATTTTACTCTACCAATTACACTGATGATTTTATCGCAGATGGTATGGACGGAGCTACGGTGAAGGTCAGAGCTTATGGCGATAACGATACATTCGGCTGTTGGTCAGACGATGTTGCAGTAACAAAATACGGCTTTTAAATAAAAAATCCCAGTCCGGCAAACGGGCTGGGTATATTATCTTCGCAATACAGCGATCACGATTCCGAATACTATCCAATTCTTTATGTCGGAATAATTTTTTGTATCAATTTCTATGATATCTCCATATCCGTTTATAGGTTTCATTTTTCACGTTCCTCCTTGTCTCATTCGTCTTATATAACATTTCCCAGACTGTTTATTGACAAGAATGCATGTATCACCGTCTCTTGGTGGTTTCTTTGATACACAAACAATATCGCCTTTTACATAAACAGGGGTTAAATGATTTGAATTTATCCTTATTCCACAGTGCAATTTTTTTCCGTATTTCTTAATATATTCAGGGCAGTATATTCGCTGTTCATTTGAACTATCAAGTATCATGCCATCTTTCATGTCACCAGTAAGCACAAAAACATCTAGCATATTATCCGATTCTTTTTCATCAGCTTTCATTTCAAGTTCAAAATCAATTTTTCCACTAATATAAGCTTTTTGACGTTCAGTTAATAGCCTGTATTTTTTCAATATTTCCAATTCCATACTATCCAATTCCAGTAATTCAAACAATAATCTACCAGTAAGACTGTATATCTTTGGCACGAGTGTAATGTCTACAGAGCTTGTCCGACGAGAGATTATGTTTTTGTACGTTGAAGACGAAATGTTTAAAAGCTTGGCGAATTCTTGTTGTGAATATCCCAACTTAATTCGTTCAATTTCGATATTTTTTGCAAAATTATCTAATAAATCAAGATTTGTCATACAATTGCCCCCTGTCTTTGGTTAGAATATTAACCTTAATTATTAAATTAAATAAAATCAAGTTGCTAAAATTAGATAAGTAAATACACCACCTTTATAGTATTATTGAATAAAGAAATTTTATAACAGTATTAAAAACTTGTCAATACTTACCAAAGGAGGAATTTTCGTGACGGTAAAAGAAATCAATCAGAAAAGCAACGACAGATGGAGAAAAATGTACTTATCAGAAATCAAGAGGATGTTATTAAAAGTTAACGATGTAAAAACGATGCACTTCATTTATGTAATAATAAAAGATGCGCTTGAAGATTTAGATGGTTGAGAAACAGAACGTGTGTTATGCAATTTAAACCATCACAGCATTGGGACTGGAGGGATTCATTTGAACGAAAAAGATCAGCAAAAATATTACAGGAATCGAATTATTGAAGCGGTAAACGCAATGACAAGCGAAAAATATTTAAAAATGTTATTTTATTTTGCCAAAGCGTGTTATAGAGAAGAAAAGGAAAGGGAGGCTTAATGTCTCCCTTTCTTTTTTAATTGCCTGAAACGAAAGTATTGAAAAACTCGCAAAAAACTTTCTTTTTTTCTGTGCTCATATGATAATAATCAATTATAATTTTCTGAAATTGTTCATCATCTGTGCCTAATTTTGCGACGATCTCGAGAAATTCTTCCGACGGTTCCTTAAATGTTTTGTCGTCAATCAAGTCTGATTTTAAAACCTTAAAGTAATCAGCTATTGCCTGTACCTTTCCCATCTTCGGCATTATCTTTCCTGTGCACCAAGTGTTAAATGTTGTTTGTGGGAATCCTAACTCTTCAGCAACTTCCTTTTGTTGCTTTCCACTATTGGAAATGTAGTAGTTCAGGTTCTTTGCGAAGATTTTTCTCTGTTCTTCATCGGTCATGTTAACACCTCCTTTCTACGTTCATTATAATATCACAGAATCCTAAAAAATTCAATAAGAATCCTAAAAAATTAAATCACTGTATTGACAATACGAAAATATAGGATTATAATACAGGCATAAGTTAAAGAAAGGAGGAAAGCAAATGATAGAGACATATAAGATTCCGAGGATTTCTATAGCTGCGTGTAGAGTTAATGCGAGGCTGAAACAAAGGGAATTTGCCGAGAAAGTAGGCGTTTCCCCGGCAACTGTAACTAACTGGGAGTTAGGTAAAACAGAGCCAGACTTAAGTCAGTTAAGAATCATCAGCGAACTTTCTGGCATTCCTATGGACTTTATTTTTGTGGATAGAGAATCCTAAAATATAGGATTTAAAGCTACAAATAGTTTTATAATCAACAAGGAGGTGACAAAAATGAAACATGAAGTCCAAAAAATCGAAATCAAGCCTAGAAAAGAAGGAGAAGCAATATCGAATGTGCACTTGTTTATTAACGGAACAGAAATACGCAACATAAGAAAGCTTGAGTTTAAAACAGAGCCTAATTCAGTTCCGACATTAACCGTAGACTTAAATGCATTTGATATTTCGATTGACTCAAAATGTTTGATGTATCAGGAAGGAGTTGGAGCTATTAACTTTATTGAACCTGCGCAATAAGAGACCAAAGTATAAGAAAGGAGAGAGAATGAAAAAGAACGTAATCGTAATAACAGGTCACGAACTTACACCAGAAGAAAGGAAAAATTATTCTAAAGACCATCCTGGCAGTAGATTATGTTTCAGATTAAGATTTCCAAACTTCCCGTTGTATGTTCAGTCTATCGTATTAGTGATTGAAATTATCCTAATAATTCATAAATGTATGGCAGTATGATTGCGTAATTCAGAAAGGAGTGACAAAAATGTATGAAATTTTAAAAGAGTTGAGAGAAATAAAGAATCTGCTCCGTAAGATTGCGGAAAATACAGAGCAGATTCATTGTATCACTTTGGAAAACGAAAATAAAACTTCTAAAAAAAAGAAATTTAATTTTCGTTAATCCATATAAGCGACAAGTAGAAAGAAAGGAGTGAAAAGATGGCTAAGGTAAAGAACAAAAAATCTGGAAAAGAAATTAAAAGATTCTTGTTAACAGACAAATATGGAAATTCAAGAATTGCCGTGAAAGATGAGAATGACAGGTACTTAAAACTAGAATATTTCATTGAGCATATTGGTTTTGACATCATTGAAGGATATGCAGATGTAGTAAATGGCGATAAGAAAATTAACGAAACTAACTTGGAACTTTCAGTTAAAGTTCTTACCGCCCTTTCATCCGCTTTGAAAGCAGTAAAATGTTAGAAATTATGCTTCTTAAACGGATGATGAACTGCTTCTACTTTTGCTAAAGAAGGTTCTGCGGATTTAATATTGTCGATGATTTCAGAGTAGTATTGGTCGTACATTTTCTTAAATTCATCGAAAGAGCCAGTAAACCCGCAACACTTAGCTGTTGCATAGGAAGAAGCAAGTTGTTTGTTATCCATTTTAAATTCACCTCCTTATAAGTTTTATAGGGACATTATAGCACAGAAAGGAGTAGCACAAGTGAACACGTTAAATATTATACCGGTGTGGATTATAAATACACTTTTTTGCATTATGTCATATTGGCATGGAAAAAGTGAATACGGCTGGGGGATTGTAGGATTGCTAATGAATATTATGTTGGGATTTGTCTTCGCTTTTCTTGCAGTAAAAATGCCAATATTTCTGTAACTCCATTTATCAGATGTATGAATTATATCACAACAGAAAGGAGACAAGATGAACGAATTACAACAAACCACAAGTTTTCTCACACCAATAGAAGTTGAACTCGGTGTAGATGAAAACGGAATGACAACAGCAAGAAAGCTTTATAGTTTTTTAGAACTGAGAAAAGCTGATTTTGCCAGATGGGCGAAAACGAATATTACAGAGAATGAATTTGCAACAGAAAATGAGGACTATTGGCGACTCTTCATTGATGCGGAGACGCCGACAGGAGGTAAAATTCAACGAGAAGACTTCCGATTAACCGCTCACTTCGCAAAGAAACTTTCCGTAAAAGGAAACGGAGAGAAAGCGGAACAGGCGAGGGAGTATTTTGCGACAGTTGAAGAACGTGTAAAGCAGAAAGCAATCGATCTGTCACAGCTTTCACCGGAATTACAAATGTTTAATAAAATTTTCCAGTCAGTAGCGGAACAGCAGTTGGAACAGAAACGGCAAGCCGAGAAAATTGCGGAAGTCGAGAACAGAGTAGATTCCATAAGAGAAGTAGTTTCGCTGAATACAACTTCGTGGAGAGATGATACAGGAAAGATTTTGAAGAAGATCGGATTATCACTTGGTGGTGGTCAGTCTTACAGCCAGGTAAGAAACGAAAGCTACGAGTTACTTCAGAAAAGATTCGGAGTAAACCTTGGACAGCGATTGACGAACAAAAGAAGAAGGATGGCTGACGAAGGAGTAAGCAAGTCAAAGAGAGACAAGCTATCTTATGTTGACATCATCGCAGACGATAAAAAGTTAATCGAGGGATATACAGCTATTGTGAAAGAAATGGCTATCCATTACGGAGTTGCTTAACAAAAAAGCTCCACACAACAAGGTGCAGAGCCTATTGTCAAGTACCTGGATATACTTACTTTTAACATTATAGCACAGAAAGGAGAAAAATGAAACAACCAAAAAAACCGGTTAGGTGGCAAAAGGAATGTATGACGTCGTACAACTTAAATTGCAAGGATTGGTCAGTTGTCAGCGAGTCAGAAAGTTATCTGAAAATTATCAACAAAAAAAGCGGAAAACTGAGATTTCTTGATAAGTACAGGAGAAAAAGCTATGCGATATAGGGAATATCTTAGGCTGTTGAAAAGAGCCGAACGAGTACAGGAAGTTGATGAAAACCTTGGTGGTATCGCAGCTGCTATAGTACCAATCTTGATGGCTACATTGATGTGTGCAATGTATTTCGCGTTCGGCTACAGATAGGAAGTGAATAATATGAGGACATCCAAATTTGACAGAATAATTGAGGAATTGGAGTCGCTCGAAAGAGTGGATGAAAAATTCGAGTACAACAAATCGCAAGCTATCTCTTACTTGAAAAATTGTGCTGACAGGTTGGACGAGCTTGGAATAAAGACAGTTAAAACGAAAGGTGATTCTAATGGAAATACCTAATTATGATAACTGGAAAACTAGATTACCAGATGAACAGGAACCGTCTGATTATTGTGACATATGCGGAGAACCTGTTTATGAAGGAGAATACATAACAGACATATTGGGCGAAAAATGGTGCGACGAATGTCTGAATGAAAGGTTAAGGAGAATGCTATGAATTTAGAAGGAATTAACGTAACACTTCCTATTCAATTGCTTTTCAAAATCATGGAGAAAGCAAATGAGACAAATATTATAAGAAAGCAGATGAAAACATATCTGGATAATGAAAGTTTTCCAGATAGAGAATTAGTTGCGCTGATCTGCGGAGTTGATGTGGAGGAGAAGAAATAATGCAGACAGGAATAGTAATGACACAGAGTGAATACAGAGCACATCCGGCAATCAGCAAATCAGACTTGTTCAAGATTACAAAGTCTCCACTTCATTTTAAATGGTCAATGGAGAACAGGGAAGACAAAACAGCAGCACTCATATTTGGAAGTGCGTGTCACAAGTATATTCTTGAGCGTGATGATTTTGACAGAGAATTTGCTGTTGCTCTGAATGTGGACAGGAGAACTAAATCTGGTAAAGAAGAATATGCTAAGTGGCTAGAAGAAAACGAGGGAAAATACGTGGTTTCTTCTGATGACATGGAAAAAATCAAAGCCATGGCAGAAGTGATTGATTCCAACAAGTTTGCAAAAAGACTTTTTTCCGGCGAACATGAAAAGTCATTCTTTTGGACTGATGAACAGACGGAAGAAGAATGCAAGTGTAGACCAGATGACATTACCATTATTGGAGATCAGCACATCCTCGTTGATTATAAGACCACGGACAACGCAGAGACAGAAGCTTTCAGAGCGTCAGCTATCAAATATGGATATGATCTGCAAGCCGGAATGTACTGTGAGGGTTACAAAGCTAACACTGGGGAAGATGCGATATTTATTTTCGTGGCACAGGAAAAGAAACCGCCGTATGCGATTAATATTCTTCAAGCTGATGAATTCATGATGATTGAGGGAAAGAACTTGTTCCATGATCTGATGGAAATATACCACAACTGCAAAGTTACTGACAACTGGTATGGATACATGGGAGAAAACGGGGACGTACAAAGCCTTGGGTTGCCAAAATGGTTACAGAAAGAATTTGAATAGGAGGATAAATAACTATGTCAAACAATGAATTGAAAGAGTATCAGGTAGGAACAAATACAATGCCACTGGCTGATATGTCAAAAATAAATCAGGGAACCGTTGCTATTGAGTCAAGCAGAGCCATGGTAGAAGCACAGGGAAAGCTTCTGTTGGCGAAACAGTTTCCTAGAAACTACACACAGTCTTACACCAAAGCAATTGAAGCGTGTCAGCGAAAAGGATTTGCCGAAAGTGCATTCTATTCTTATCCAAGAGGAAAAGAGACTGTAACAGGAGTTACGATCAGATTTGCCGAGGAACTTGCTCGCTGCTACGGAAACATGGATTACGGTATTAAGGAACTTTCGCACGAAGATGGACGTTCAGAGATGCAGGCTTACGCTTGGGATTTGGAAACGAACACTATTTCCAGTCAGAACTTTACTGTTGAGCATATCAGAGAAACGCGATACGGGAACAATAAGCTGACTTCTCAGCGTGATATCTATGAGAAGACCGCCAACGATGGTGCAAGAAGACTCAGAAGCCGTATTCTTGCGATTCTTCCACCTGACCTTATCGAAAACTGTATCAATGAGTGTAAGAAGACTCTCAGGGGAGAAGAGAGCTTACCACTTTCAGACAGAGTAAGAACACTGGTTGCGTACTTTTCGAAGAAAGGTGTAACACAGGAAATGATTGAGAAACGCCTTAACCACAAGGTTGAGACAATGACTTCTGATGAACTGGTTGAATATACAGGAATCTACAATGGACTGATTCACAAAGAAACAACAGTATCAGATTGGTTCGAGCAGCCGAAGACAGCAAGTCAGATCTCAGAGTTAATGAAAGAGGAAGAAGAAAAAGAGAAAAAGGGTGATAAGTAAAATGGAATATCATGTAACTGTAAAAGGTTTTAAGAGTGGTTTGAACGAACTTTTGTCCGGTAAGGTGTACGATCACAGGACGAAGAAGTACCGGAATATCATAAAAAACAGAAACGATGCCTTGTGCATGAAGTTTATCAACCTTAGCAACCTAAAAGGTAAAAGAATCGAAAAACCGATTATCATTCATTACCGGTTTTATGTAGAAAACAAGATGCATGATCGTATGAACACTGCATCAGCGTTCATCAAATCATTTGAAGATGCACTACAGAAGTGCAGAATTATCTGTAATGACGGGTATGATGACGTTCTTACTCCGACTTTATACTTCGAGGTTGACAGGCAAAACCCCAGGGTAGAGGTGACTGTAGAGGTGGTAGAAGATGAATAAATACGATGATTCATACATTGGAAAAAGATTCGGTCATCTTACTGTAGAAAGAGTATATAAAAAGCGTTTTCCGGCAACAGGGAAAAAACAATCGATGTTTTTATGCAAATGCGATTGTGGAAGAATAAAAGAGGAAATCGCTTCTCTTGTTGCAAACGGATACATGGTAAGTTGCGGATGTAATTTGAAAGTAAAGAAAAAAAGGAATCCGCAAAAAGATTCAAGACCGGAATTATGTTGTCACCCAAACTGCTTTAATTGTCCTTATCCCGATTGCCAGTGGAACGGATTTCTTTCAAGCGACAAGAAATATGATATAAGAACGATATACATGAAAGGGGCGAGGGCTGTTGGCTAAAAAAAGAATGTTCAACATGAATGTTGTAGATTCTGATGCATTTCTCGATATGCCATTATCTACTCAATGCTTATATTTTCATCTGAACATGAGAGCGGACGACGATGGATTTGTTGGGAATCCAAAGAGAATTGTGAGGTTGATAGGATGCAGTGACGATGATTTGAAGCTTCTGATAGCGAAAAGATTCGTTTTGTGTTTTGAAGATGGAGTGATCGTAATTAAACATTGGAGAATGCACAATTGCATTCAATCTGACAGGTATACACCAACGGTATATCAGGAAGAAAAAGATATGCTCATAACTAAGCCGAACAAGTCATATACGTTCGCAGAAAATAACATCAACCAAGAATGTATACAAAATGTTTCCACAGATATAGATAAAGGTAAAGATATAGACATAGATTTAGAAAAAAATAATAAATATATCGGAGAAACTGATTCCAAAATATCGGATGCACGTCGATGTTTGGACGCTTGGAATACACTATCACAGCACGGAATAAAACCAGTTTCCAGAATGTCTAGTAATTCCACTAGGTTTAAATGTTTGGTTGCCAGAATAAGCGAATACGGCGTTGACAATATACTTAAAGCAATAGAAAAGGTTGCGCAAAGTGATTTTTTACAAGGCAAAACAAATACAAATGCAGGATGGTTTAATTTTGACTGGTTTGTTAAGCCAAATAATTTTCCGAAGGTACTCGATGGAAATTACGATAACAAACCTAATACTTCCGGTGCAAGTATGAAAATTCCGAACGATAACACTCAGTCTGGACAGTTTGGACATATTGTAGAAGATTTGATTGGTGGTGGTCTTATTGAATAGCCTTGAAGTAAAAAAATTGTTTGCAATTATGATGGCTACATATCCTAATTTTAAGCTTGTTGATGTAGATTTCGCTGCAAACACATGGGCGAACATCTTATCTGATTGCACATACGATCAAGCATCTTTGGCACTAAAAGCATACATTCGGTCGGATTCTTCTGGATTTGCACCTTCTCCTGGACAACTGATTGACAAGATGCAAAATTTTGTTTCCGAAAAAGAATTAAATGAAATTGAAGCGTGGTCATTAGTAAACAGAGCCATAAAAAATAGCGGGTACAACTCTGTGGAAGAGTTTGAAAAACTTCCTGGAATAGTAAAAAGGGCAGTAGGAAGTCCAGAACAGTTAAGGGCGTGGGCTTTGGATTGTAGCTACAACGAATCGGTTGTTTCTTCTCAATTTATGCGGACATACAGAATAGAGTCTGCAAGAAAAATTGAATTAAAAAAACTTCCATCATACATGAACGATATTATAAAGGCTGTTAATGAAAATGCTTGCTCCGGATTAATGGGAGAAAATAATAATAAATTATTGTCTGCAAAGATAAACAAATCCGACAACAGCTAACAAAACAATGAGTTAACAGTTGATTATGAGGGTATGATTAAAGATTTGAAAGGAGAACTTCTTGATGACGAATAGTTCACTCGCTTTCCAGATGTTTCATAACGGAATTGGAGTATCTGAGATTGCGAAAAAAATAAATGTTTCTAAATCAACAGTATATAAATACATTGATTTGGAAATGGACAGGTTTAATGAGAGAGATATTCCTAATAGTGGTCAGCCTAGAAAATACAACAAAAAAGATTTGGAATTTAGCGTCAGGTCTGGTGCAACACTGGAACAGATGGCAAAAAAATATAACGTGTCAAAGAAAACAATAAAAAGATGGTTAAAAGATTTAGGAATTTGTTTTCAAGACAAATCGAAAACTAAAGGAATCAATTCTGATAGACATTTATGCCGTACTTGTATGTACAGGATGACTCAGTCAGAACTAATAAATGCGGGTTTAAGGTGTGATTATATATGCGCAACAGGGCATTCAAGAGGATGTAGCGCAAGTGATTGCGATAAATACGTTTTTGAAAAAACCAAAAAGAGAAAAATCAAGGAGGGATAGCCATGAAATATAAGGTTGGCGATAAAGTAAGAATCAGGGAAGATTTAGTGATGGGAGGGAATTACGGCGGCTCCGTTGCGGTAGACGATATGACAGATATGTGTGGAAGCGTTGTAACAATCGAAAGAGTTGGTAACTTAGGTTATTACATCAAAGAAGATCCGGACGAATACTGTTGGACAGACGAAATGTTTGAACCAGTAGAGGAAATGGAAATGAGCGTGGAAGAAGCAATTAAAGCATTTACAGAAATTTGTGGCTCATACATGTGCGTTAAATGCCCGATCGGGAACATTGATAAAGATTTGAATTGCAAAGAAATCAAAATGTATAATACGGAAAAGGTGGTCGAAGTTCTCAAACGGTGGAAAGCAGACCATGAGAAAAAACCGATTGAGACGGAACTTGCTTTCGTTGTTCGAGTGATTGAAGATACGGGCAAAGTGAAAAGATGTGTATACGAGGAAGATGTCACGGAAGTAAAAGAGGAAGCAATGAAAAGGGTTTTGAAAGAATACTGCAAAGAGCATGAGGGAAAATTCTTTACAGTGTACGAAGAAATCTGCCGGGTAAAGGAGTAGAAAGATGGATGGAGTAAAAGGTTATAAGGTATTCAATCACGACTGGACTTGTAGTCCGAATGGAAATACAAAGCAGTACACTTGCCCAGGGAAATTCGAGGAAGATATAACACCGGTAAGATGTGGACACGGGATGCACTTTTGTAGAAAAGCATCAGACTGTTTTAATTACTATAATTTCGATTTGAAAAATAAAGTAGCAGAAGTTATAGCATACGGAGACATTGTAGAAGAGGGCGATAAGTGTTGCACAAATAAGTTAGAGATCGTAAGAGAGATTCCGTGGCAGGAGCTTTTGACTATAGTAAACAGTGGAAAAGATTGCACAGGACTCTGGAACACCGGGGACTGGAACACCGGGAACTGTAACACCGGGGACTGGAACACCGGGA